AATACAAGCAACTTTATATTATCTACAAGCAATATCCTAAGCGACCGCTTATATACTCTTGATCAACTTACGAGCAATATTGTAAATAATAGCATTGCAACTCTAAATATAGAAGTTAGTGAAAACAACACTAATACAAGCAATTTTATATTATCCACAAGCAATATCCTAAGCGACCGTCTATATACTCTTGATCAACTAACAAGCAATATTGTAAATATTAGCATTGCAACTCTAAATTCTACTGTAAGTGAAAACAACACTAATACAAGCAACTTCATATTATCTACCAGCAATATCCTAAGCGACCGTCTATATACTCTTGATCAGCTTACAAGCAATATTGTAAATAATAGCATTGCAACTCTAAATTCTACTGTAAGTGAAAACAACACTAATACAAGCAACTTCATATTATCCACAAGCAATATCCTAAGCGATCGCCTATATACTCTTGATCAACTTACCAGTAATATTGTTAATAATAGCATTGCAACTCTAAATTCTACTGTAAGTGAAAACAACACTAATACAAGCAACTTTATATTATCTACAAGCAATATCCTAAGTGATCGTCTATATACTCTTGATCAACTTACAAGCAATATTGTAAATAATAGCATTGCAACTCTAAATATAGAAGTTAGTGAAAACAATACTAATACAAGCAACTTCATATTATCCACAAGCAATATCCTAAGCGATCGCCTATATACTCTTGATCAGCTTACAAGCAATATCGTAAATAATAGTATTGCAACTCTAAATTCTACTGTAAGTGAAAACAATACTAATACAAGCAACTTCATATTATCCACAAGCAATATTATTTCAAAGCGAATAACTGATTTAACTACTGATATGATTACAGAAAATATAAGTGCAGCTAATAAGTTTATAGTTAATAACAAGTATAACAATAACCTTTTTGTTAATGGAGATTTAACTATAAATTCTAATTTAATAGTTCTTGGTGATAGCACACGACTTGAAACAACTGTATATACTACTGAGAGACTTGAAGTAATTAATGCAAACAATAATTCAACCGCTTTAATGGTGCAGCAGAAAGGTAATAGCACTGATATACTTGTAGCTTCAAATCTAACCACAAATGTATTTAATATTGGCGCAAATGGCGATGTTAATATTCTTGGCATTTATAGAAAAAATAATAGAGATGTCTTTTTTGACACAAGCAATTATGTATTAACTGCAAGTAATAACTTGATAAATAAAGTGAAAGAGAATGATAATAATTCAAGTAATTATATTTCAATAGTTAATGATAATTTAATTTACCAAATAAATGAGCTTAATGATGCACAGCTCAACTATGTATTATCTACAAGTTCAAATTTAGGTGATGGCTTAACGGCTGTGATTTATAATATGAATATAAATGACAGAAGTATAAGTAATTATGTGCTAACCACAAGCAATGTTATACAGCGACGAATAAATGAGATAACAACTGATAAAATTGTAGAGGGCTCAAATAATAAATTTATAATACAAAATAAATATAATAGTAATCTTGAGATTAATGGAAACCTTGTTATTAATTCAAACCTTGTAGTAAATAGCTTGGCGACATTAAACAATAATTTAAATATTACTGGAGATGTTAATTTTACAGGCGATTTATACAAAAATGGTATGGTTTATCCTAATGGCAAAACATATACCGGAAGTTCCTCTATATTATCTCAATATAGCCCTATACAAACACAATTCAGTATGTATAAAAATGTAGTTGAGAAATCTGGCAGCGGCTGGCAATTTATAGATAATAATATTAATATTATAGATGATAAAGTTCAGGGTTTCTGCGTTCGCATTAAACCGAACCATTATTCATCAAAAATTCTAATTAATTTAAATTGTCATATAGGTATTGACTATGGGACTGATGCAAGATGGTGGGGACTCCGCTTATATCGCAAGATTGGCGAAGCAGGTGAATGGACGCACATTTCAAATGCTGATGGCACTGATTACAATAATAACAATGGGACTACTTGCTGGCTGTCGCATAATTTAGGCGCGGATTCAAGCACACATTCCTATTTTATAGCAAATATATCAGGAGCATATTATGATATCCCTGGCATATCTGAAGACTATATCTATTATACTGCAAAATGGTGCTCATTACTTGGCGATAACACGCAAAATGGTAAGTTATATTTAAATAGACCAGCTATAATAAACTCTTTAAATGCTCCTATTGTTTCTTCATCTTGGAATGTAAGCGAAATATGGCAGCTGGAAACATCCTATTTCCCTAAGGGCGGTATCGTAACAAAGTATACACCTACCCAAACACAATTCAATATATATAAAAATGTTGTAGAAAAATTAAGTGGCGGCTGGCAGTTTATAGATAACAATACCGATATTGTCAATAATAATATCCAAGGTTTCTGTGTACGCATCAGACCAAGCCATTATACTTCAAAAATATTACTTAATTTAACTTGCCATATAGGTATTGATTATGGAACTGACGCGAGATGGTGGGGTCTTCGGTTATATCGCAAGATTGGCGAAACAGGTGAATGGACGCACATAACAGACGCCAATGGTAATAATTATAATGACGGGACTCCCTGCTGGCTCTCGCATAATTTAGGAGCAGAGTCAAGCACATATTCGTATTTTATTGCAAATGTTTCTGGAGCTTACTATGATATGCCTAATGCAATGGATACATATGTGTATTATACAGTGCAGTGGTGTTCGCAATTAGGAGATATCGCGCAAAATGGCAAGCTATATTTAAATAGACCGGCGACCTATAATAGCTCTAATAGCGCTGTCCTCTCATCATCTTGGAATGCCCAAGAAATATGGCAATTAGAAACTACATTTATCCCTAAGAATGCGGTTATTTGTCAAAATATGTCAATACAGACATTGTTTAATATATATAGGAATATTGTTGTTAAAACAGGATATGATTGGCAATTTATAGATAATAATATTAATATTATTAATGAAAAGATTCAAGGTTTCTGTGTTCGTATTAAACCTACGCATCCTTCGTCAAAGGTATTAGTGCATATATCTTGTCATATAGGTATTGATTATGGGACTGATGCGAGATGGTGGGGGCTACGCTTATACCGCAAGATAGGCGAAGCAGGTGAGTGGACGCATATATCTGAAGCTGATGGAAATAATTTAATAGATAACCAGGGGACTTCGTGCTGGCTCTCGCATAATTTAGGAGCTGAGTCAAGCACATCCTCGTATTTTGTAGCGAATATTTCGGGTTCATTCTTTGACTTACCAGGAACATCCAGCGACTTCGTATATTATACTGCTAAATGGTGCTCAATATTAGGAGACAATTCGCATGAGGGCAAGATATATTTAAATAGACCGGCCTATTACAATAATTCTAACAGTGCGGTCCTTTCTTCATCTTGGAACGCTCAGGAAATATGGCAATTAGGGACGCCCTATGAACCTGCTGAATATTCTATAATAAATATTTTTAATAATAATAATGTTGGTATAGGCAATACAAATCCTATATGTAAATTAGATGTTAATGGAACTATTAATGCTATTAATTATTCTACTATAAGTGATAGGCGGTTTAAAAAAGATGTTCGGCCAATTGATAGTTCGCTTGAGTTAATTAATAGAATAAGCCCAGTATCTTACTTAACAATAGAGCAAAATGAAGGAGATAGAAAGAATTATGGTTTTATAGCTCAAGATTTACACAGTATAATTCCCGAAGCTGTTAATGTGCCTGCAAATGAAAGCAACAAGTATACTATTGAGTATATGTCAATAATACCACTATTAGCCAAGTCTATCCAAGAATTATCTGAAAAAATAAATAACCAGCAGAAAACCATTGATGATTTAAATGATAAGCTAAATAATATAAATAATATAAGTAATTAATTATCTCCTAATCTATTTTTTTTATATTATATAATATTATATAATGACTGAAAAAAACGAAGATAATAGGAGTGAATATAAGATGTCGCATAATTTATCATTTAAGATAGAAAAATTGTTATCAAAAACAGAAGCATTAGTTCTATTATGCAGTAAAGCGAGTGGATATTGGAGTATGATTAAATTCGCTTTTAATATACCCTTAGTTCTTACCTCAAGTGCTATGTGTATAATTAACTCAATTAGTGAAGATGCTAACGAAGTAAAGATACCAAACATCGTCGTTAATGCTATTAGTGTTTTAATTATGTCTCTTAATAATTCTATAAAAGCAAGCGAAAAATGCGATCTATTCCGTAGATTAGGACAACAATTCTTATTATTAGCAGGGCAAATAGAAAATGATGACGAAATAACAGATAATGAATTTAGTTTATTAGCATTAAAATATGAAAACCTCATAAATGATATATTATTTGAAGAAATACCTAACAGATATAAGATGCAAGTTGTTGAAAGTTTTAAAGACAGGCATTTGCCATTGCAACTTAATGGAACAATAGGTAATAATACAATTTTTAAAAAAACTAATTCAGCTGAGATTGTAATAAGACAACAGAATGCGATGAATGTATAATATCATATACAAAGTAAATTTTAATCATTATCTATATCATTATCATCATATATATTATAATTATCATTATCTTTGAAATTATAATCATCATCCTTTTCTTCATCCTTATAGGCATCATCTATATCTCCGTCATTACCACCAGCATCGCCAGCATTACCACCAGCATCTCCATCATTACCATCATTACCTCCAGCTTCATCGCCGTCATTGACATTATATACATCCTTTATTATACCAGCTGCTTTAACTTGTCTGCGAATTTCATTTTCTTCAATATCCAAGTTTTGATTTTCTTTTAATTTTTTATTTTTATATTCTTCGCGTTTTTCATTAATAAATATAGCTATCTCTTCGGGAGTAAGGAATCTGTTATATTTTCCATCTAAATAGAGTTTTAAATATTCATAGAGTTCCTCAGCATTATATGTAATAAAATCGCTTGGTATATTTTCAACACCTGATAAATCAGGAAAATTGAGAGAATTACTTATAATTAGTATATTAATTGTATTTATTAAGTCAGCATTCTCATCGTTATAATATTTAATTTTATTTAAATTATAGAGATGTTTATTAATCATCTTCTTTATAACTTTAATGGATTTCATAATCTTAGCTTTTAATACTTCGTTCTCATTGTATTTGGTGGATGAATTGACATTAACATATAATATTCTACATATATTAAGTAATATTTCTTTATAATTAATATATTTACAATTTAGGAAGTCGCTTCCAATATTCTTCTTCACCTTTTTAAGTCGCAAAATATTCTCAGTAATTACAGCTTCAATTGGGTCTATCTCGTAATTTATTAGATTGTCTATTAAATTATCAGGCAATAGCTCAGATATACCACGCATACTTTCTAACCACTCATTAACACCATAATTATCTATGTCATAAATATATGGTTTATTTTTAATAAATTTAATATTTTTATGTTTTTCCTTAATTTCCTTTAAATATATATCATCGTCATTATCATCATTTGAAACAGCAGAATTTTCTTCCTCAATTCCAAAGTCATTATCTTCATTATCAACATCTTGTCGTCCCTTCTTCGCTTTCTTGTTCTTCTTCCTAATAATCTTTGGTGGTGAAAATCTTATATCGCGCTCTTTATTGATTAGACGGACTTTAGAATAAAGCTCTTTTAACTTGATTATCTCTGTGTTATTAGTAGTTTCAAAATCTGATATATCATTAAAATCTAAATCTAATTTACGAAGGCAACAGCCTTGTATATATTTATGTATTTTCTCATATTTTGCATTGTTATTAGGAGTGAATAGTAATTTATCTATATAATATTTTTCATCATCTGTATACTTTGATTTATCTATAGCGCATCTATTGGTCGTATGCTTCTTATTTAGCAGTTCTGTCAATATGTTAGCATCCTTATTCTTGTATTCTTCCTCTACAATAGATATTAAGGTTTTCCTCAATCCCTTGATATCTATCATATAATCATTTTCATCTTTGTATTTAAAGAAGTCGCTTATTAATTCTATAGCATAATATAATAACCCGTGTGTATTGAGTTTATCAATATGGTTTGGATTTAAATAGTTTAAATTTAGAGATATATTGTTTTTTAATATATTTTCTTGCGTATCTACAATCCAGAAGCAAACTGCATTATAGAATATTATATTAATAGTTTCTATAAACTTTTCATTAACCGTCTTAATTATATCTTTGTGGGTTTTATCTATATTCTTAGTTAATAATAAATGCAATGGTGTCAATTCAGCATATTTCTTTGCATATTTCTTTGCGTTCTCAATATCTATATTCTTTTTTTCAAATTCTTTTAAGTAATTCTCGTATCGCGTGGATACGCTGCGGTATTTCTTAAATAAATAATTAGATAATGCGTCGTAATCAATATCTATGTTTGCAATATCATTAATCTTCCTAATCATTTCAAGTATTATTTTTAATATCTCAATAAATCCCTTCTCATTTCTAAAGTTTATATTTGATATATATGTGTTCAAATTATAGGTATTCGCAACCCTATTAGCGGCAGCAGCTGTATCATTTATATCAGCGTCATTTGCTATACCCTTATTTTCATCGTCAATAATATCATCGTCATCTTGCACTCCCTCGTAGTCGTCTATGTCGTTTCCATCGCAAATAGCTTTGTTTTCCCTCTTAGATATAACATATTTTTTTCCGTCTTTATCATAATCAAATATATGTTCGCGCGAATGTACAAAAGCATTTTTAATATTATCACAATCTTCTTTAATATCCTCAAAATTTTCCTTGGCTTCTAAAATATTATTAATAGTTTCAAGAGCATTATCAATATTGATAGTTTTAATTGACATTTTGAGTTCTTCAATAACATCTTCAATTGTAATGCTATCCTCGTTTACCTGCTTTATAATGTCATAAATGTTATAATTTCGCAAAGGCTCAACATCGGTATAAATTATATCGCTTTTATATTTTGTTATAAGTTCCTTAGTTTTCTCAAGAAAAGAAACAATTTGTGTGGATATGTTAATAACTTTTAATGTCTTATCTATGTTATCAAAAAAAGTTAACTTTTTATTAATTAATACAGGGCGTTTTATTTTAAAACCTTTATGGATATTTTTCCGCTCTTTTTCATCATTTATAATAGAATACATATAGTCAGTTAAAACATTAAGATCTGCCTCAGTAATAAAGTCAAGCGAATAATCGTATTTTTTAAATATGTTATTAATATTACTATAATCAAGATAAAAACTCTCCTTGTTATTATTTATTTCACTAATAATAACACCTATATCCGGTCGCGTATTCTTAATTAACTGATATATATCTTTATAATTTGCCGATGATTTATAGTTAGTATTAACACTATTTAATAAATGCGATGCTACTTTGGCATACATATAGTCATCTGTGGTAGTTGTAGGAATCTTGTAATATGATCCTATAATAGGGAGACTAATATCATCGCTATCATTTATATCAAAGATATTCTCTATCTTATCCATCTGTTTGCATTTTATAACAGGGTAATCTTTGATGATTGGATAATATTTAGGGAAATCAGTATTTTTAAATTGGGGGTTGTCTGTAATAATAGTATTTGTATTATGCGTAGGCTTTAAGCGTATTAATGTAGATTTTCTATCATATGATATGCAAAACTTTCGCTTTACAAAGTCTTTAAGGTCGCTTTTGTTATTATATTTTTCTATAAAATTATAGGTAGCTTCCTTGCTATCGTCGTCTCCGTATTTTTCTATTTCTCCTTCAGCTGCAAAAATATAGTTTGTAAAATCTTTAATTTTACCATCATTACTTTCGCGATTTGCAAGTATTTCATAAAATAAACTTCTTAATAGGTCGGCTTTTTTTTTATTTTTAAAAAATATATATAGATGATTATATATTTCTTCTCTGTCCAAAGCAATAAATGAGGGATTTATTTTGCTCATTTCTTCAAAACTAAGTATCTCCGCATATTCAATATCATCTAACTCTTCATCAATATATTCAATATCTCTTAGATTTTCAGTATCCATTGCCATTTTGAACTTATGTTTCTATTTACTACAATAATATATATTATTATTATGTAAAAAAGTAAAGTAAGTATAAGTAAATTATCGCAAACTTAAATATTTTCAATAGCGAAGTTAGTCCATTCGTTTTTAATCTTGGATAATTCCTCTACGATGATTGAGCAATTTTCTTCAAGGAATGATGCGAATATCTTGGAACTTGTAGGATCGCTTACATTTTCCAAGGAGATGCGAATAATCATCAAAGATTTTAGCGGATGCGGGCAAATATAGCCAATATAAGTACAAGATATTTTGTCTTTGAATTTATTATTTTCCCTAATATAATTGCTATGAATATAGGATTGTATAATATTTCCTAAAGTGTCATCTTCGTCTTCAATAATAAATTCAAAAGTTCCTTCAATATCTTGAAATTGCTGAATTTTGACCTTCGTAGACCCTTCGCTATTTAATTCTTTTTTAAGTGCTTCAAGTTTATTAATAATGATATCTAAGGATTTTGATACTAAATATTTTGGCCCTATGTTATGATTTATGCTTTCAATATCAAACTTGAATCGCACAGGATCGCCATATTTATTTTTGTAATACGAGCGTTCCTTGTCCAAAATATTTTGTTTCTTGTCTGCCTCCTTAGGATCTTGTATATATGAGAAGTTTGATAGCGATACTGGGTTAAATGAAGCATTATCGCGACCCGTTCTTTTAACAATCTTGGCTTTAAAATGCAAATGCTCGCCTGTTCTTAATCGTGTAATCAAGATATAATCTTTTGATATTTTGTTAGCAGGGAAAATATCCTTCAGTTCATCCTCGCTAATATTCACGAAATTACGCGTAGCAGTAATATGATTTGTGCGAACATCTATAGTTTTGTTAGTGGTATTCTTTACATTTAATTCAATAAGAATGCTATTATCTTCATAATCATCTATTTCATCCTCTTTGAGACATATTGGAATAAGACCGATACGATGAATAATAATTTCATTATGAAGAGCGCCATTATTAATTACTATGTCAACACTCGGGTCATCATTATCTAATTTTTCTCCAATAATGCCTGGTATAGGAATATCAGTTAATATAACTCTTCTAATTCCATTTATAATAGCGAGATCAATATTATTAATCTCAAAACTATGACATGTTGAAGGTTCGTCGTAAGTGTAATTTTGAAACTTAAGCATATTCTTTTTATTAATTATATTATATCTATCTTATATATCATTTTTTAATATATTTTACAAAAATAATTAGAATATTATCTTGTGAGAATAGTTTTGTTTTTGTTTAATAACGAGGGGAAGCACGGCGAACGACGCGGCGACGGCGTACGGGTGAAGCACTGCGCACAGGAGAAGCACGGCGAACGCGGCGAACACGATGACGAGCACCTCCTGAGGTTACAGAAGGTAAACCGGAAGATACTGAAGATGCGGCTTCAGCTATTCTTCCTACTGTACTATCGGCAACAACTCCCATACCATCTACCATATTGCCATAAACACCAAATTCTTCTTCATCCGCGCCACCGAATAGAGATCGTGATCTTCGCACAACCTTCTTCTTGGGTGCAACCTTGCGACGGGGGCGGCGACCACCATCTTGGGCAGATGGAGAAGCTGATTGCTTAGGCATAGGTGTAGGCATACCATTAGTAAAATTAGCCTTTTTTGCTGCGGGAGTTGAATTCTCTACTTTGCTCATTTGCTCAGCGAATCCTTCAAGTTCAGAAAAGAACCCGCCAAAATGTTTCAATAATTTACTGTGAAAAACGCGTTTTCTGGCAGGAGCTTTCTTAGGTTTAGCCATCACAGCACGCATAGGCTTGCGCGCAGGTCGTGCAACTTTTTTCATTCTCATCTTCTTACCGCCGGATTGTTCTTCTTCTTGGTAGGTCATATATTATATATTCTTTCTATATATACGCGCGATTTTTATTTTAATTTTATAAAATATAAAAAATATAAGAGGATATTTAAGGATATTTAAGGATATTTTAAGAAATTAAACTTGTCATAATGGCGAAGCACATAGAAGTTCTTTGCGACATTTCATTAATTGGGTTGGACGCGAAGAATTGAATGAGGGTTTTTATGTTATTAACATCATTACATTGGCACAGATAGTGATATACATTACTCATATTAATCATTTTTGTTTTGTAAGTATTTACTTGCAGATTACGCAGCTGAGCCAAATGATACTGAATAATCGGCGGAAATTGTTTATCCATATCCTTGTTCATTTTATAGCGGTTATATTTTGGGTAGTAGGTTGTCGTAGTTTTATAATAGCTGTATAAGCTATCTTTAATAGTTGAAATAATAGTATGAACAAGGTATGTCGGGTCTATTTTTTGTCCGTTATTATCCAGCGGCAAATTAATATTTGGGTTATAATTAGCGATATAATCCTTGATTGTGTATTCAGTCTTGTTTTTCATATAGACCGATAGAATATTCATCCAAATATTTGGATGACACGGATCAGTTTCTTCGCGATAATTAATAGCGTCAGTAGAGATTTTGTATAATTTAACTTTGCTGCCGCTGCTGCTACCAGTATTTACACTGTCTACTACCTTTTTAACGATTAAACCGTAGCTATAGGGTATCATATTAATATGCGTATATGCATCCGTAATATTGTTAAATTGTAGCGGATATTTAACGCCAATTTCAATGAGTGATGGAATAATAGAAGAGTTAATATCATCTTCTACAAGCGTATCTCGGTGCTTTGTATTAATATGAAACATTTCCATATAATTATCACCAAGCAACCCGGTATAATCTACAATGTGTTTATTTTCGTGATGTACAATAATAAACTCATATGCCATCGCAGGATTAAGATGCTTTACAAATAATTCCCTTAGTTTCAAAGAAATTTCTTCGGGAGTTAGCGCAGATACTTCTTCAGCGGTAAAATGTATCTTTTGATATTTATATAAAATTTCGTCCAGCATATTACCGTGTTTTTTTGTAGGATGCGAGAACTTTGAACTATTCGCATCAGGACAGCTGGAAGTTCCAAAGAACCACTCGTCTTTGTAATTATATACTGTGATAATTGTTCCGTCATATGCTTCGTATACCTTATCATTTGGCGAATACAATGAATTAAAATAGGTATTGTAGTCAATACGTTCAGGGATAGAGTTAGCATAAGTAACCACGATATTATTGCAGTTAAGGCTAAAATCAAGGACTACACTCCTACACTGCTCATATAATTCTTTAAAATTATCCACATTCTTCCTAAGATATGTGTTGTGTAGCAGAACGATATCACCGCGACCCTTGAACTTCTTGACTTTCATAAAAGGCCAGAGATGATATTTCTTCAAAAGAAGAATTAGGCAATTTGCATAGCTATTATTATTATCAATCATAACAGCATCACCACCACCATTGTCATCATTGCAATTATTGCCGATTGCTTTGCGTTCTTCATAAATTTTAAATGTTTCTTCAATAAGTTGATAAAGGTTTGTTGGAAATTTAAATGCGGAGCAATCGGTATTCATCTTGGAATTGGGGATATACAATGTGTGTATAATTAAATATTAATAATTTCTTATATCAATTTTTATATATTTAATGAAAAATAAAAAAGTTTTTTAATAATTTTAATTTGCTGGCTTATAATATTTATCAAACCATACTTGACCTACCTGTTTAGATGCTTCATCGCTTGTTATTTTCTTTTTAATAATTTCCTCGCGCATTGACAAAAAATACTCTAAGCTGTCAAAATCAAATACGGCATCTTTCGTAACCATATCAAAAAGCATAGGGTATCTTTCAATAAAAAATTTAAATTTATCATCTTGTGATATACTATTTACAATATCAGCATGTGCTGTCTGTGGATTTTGCGCCTTCTTATCTTGTATTACTTTTATAATTACATTGATAATGCTACGAATACCATCATTGTCTATGCCATCGCTGACAAATTCAGGGCTACCGTAAGTTTTCGCCTTCTTATTGCTACCACTGCTACCACTGCTTCCGCCAATATTATCTCTTTTTTGTGTACTCATTGTTATTTAATGCAATAAATAATATATATCTTTAATCTTTATATTATTTATTATACTTATTTTGCTGGATTTTTATTCCTTCTATTGTAATAGAATATATACAAAAATGAAAAATGAATTAATGTATACTGAGTTAGATTATAGCCCTAATGTTAAAGCACCAGAGCCATTAAAAAATGCAGGCTTATATACCGGCGATGTATTATTTGATAAAAAACCGTGGGGTAATAACTATGTAATCCCACGAATTGAACCCGATGCAGTTGCTTACAGTGCCCAGTTTTACGCACAGCATCATATACCGTCTTATAATAGACCGGGAAACAATACCATAAATAGTCACGATTATACAAAATATAATATTCCTAATACTGAAAATAATGTTTATAATTTTGCCTGTCATACCAATAATGTATTAGGCTGAGGCTTCTTAATTGATTCTTTGTGCTTTTCTAAAAAGTCGCATATGTATTTGTAAGTTTCATCAACCTGTTCAAATGTGATACCTCCTGTTATTAGAACGCTACCACTCTCAAACAAAGCTCCTGTAACCTTTTTACATTCGCCAATATTTTGTCCTGTTCCTTTGCCATAACAATATTTAGGACACGAGCATATACCGTTCTTATTTTTATTGTTAATATTCCAAAAATATTCTAACTTTACCCCCTGATATATTCCCGGCTGAAAACTACACTTATTGTTATGCTCGTCATTAATAAATAACTTATGTATCTCTTTTCTTCTAATTTCAAACCCCTTTTTAAACTCAGGATCAGTATAAACTTTGAAATCTGTGTTAATCATTCGTATTTTAAAGTTTTGATATTTTAAATCCAGTACATAATCAGGAACAGCATCAGCAGCATCTATAATAACATTTTTATCAATATTATTGTAAATTTCAGTAATATCGCTAATAATATGATTGACTATATGCTCAGTATCTTTAATATCTTTGATACCAGTCAGCTGAATATTACCGTTTTTAAATATCTTGACATTTGGAATATATTTATCATTAAACTTATAAATTACTGTAACTTGATTATCAAACCTGTTCTTTTTCATAGTGTTCTTTTTGCTTTTCCTTCGCTTCTTAGGATATACACCCTTAGATACATCAGTGCCATTTTTCATAAATTGTACCCAAACAATTCCTTTGTCAATACCTTCAGCAACATTTTCAATTACCTTCATATTGTCAAACATTATTCCAAGATTTATATTAATATCATTACCTATATTTGCATTACATGTGATAGTTGAAATTCTATAAGGAGAGAAGAATATATTACTCATCGGTTATTAGCGCATATATATAAGAATATATGTCCTTATATCAATTTTTATATTTTCTGTGATACAATTAAACTTAATTTATTGTCTATAGAGTTTTTATTTTTTTTAATAGTACTATTTTGATTATCTAATTTAATATGCATATTGTCAGTTACATTTTTAAGATACGATGTATTTACTACTTCGTAACTAAAATTTGTAGATATCATAGGAGGGAGATTTAGAATATATGTCTTGTCGTTTGTATAATGCCCCTTGCGAAACTCTTCTATAGTCATAGGGCCATTAAATATTTTTAGTAAAAATCTGGAAGGTGCTGGGCGAATTGGATAAGTAAATCCGTAATGTTTGCTCAGCATTTGAATTAAGCTATTGATTTCCCATACTTTGTCGCTCCCGCAATGCGAAGAAAAGTTATAAGCGTTCGCGCATTCAAGAGAGCAGAAATTTCCAAATAATATATATGTGTCTGTTTTAATATTATATTTATAAGGCATTCCATAAGTTCTATTGTCTATCGGGTGACAACACCAATAGCAGTTATTATTTGAGTTTAAAAACTCGTCTTTCTGTGAAACTTTTAGAGAATATTCGCTATTATTATTATCAAATATTATATTGTCCTGAATAGTGCTATATGTATTATTTTCATTTATATAAAAACAATTTGGCTCATATGGCTCAGGAAACTCTACGCAAGTATTGCTATCTGTTATATTGAGTTTATTTATTTGCGCAGTAGATAAAGGAAGCTGCAATATAATATCCTCATTATCAACTACAGAGATATCCTTTATTATTGTATTCATTAAATTCTTCTTTTTCTTTGGATCGGTACTTATACTATCGTCTGACACTTTTGCTTTACGAGGCATTTTAATAAATTATAAGTGATGTCTTATATTAAGTATATATGCGTTTATTATTTATATAATTATAGTAATCTAAATCTTCTTTATTTATTCGTATTCAATTATCAAAATAATTTTTGAAATATACAATATTTTTTATTAAAGCTGCATTAATATCCGTAGGATTTTTTATTGATGGAGTATCAAATACAACATCTTTTTTAGCTGATATACATTTCATTTTAATCTCTTTTAATTCATTATTAAGAGAATTAATAGTATCTATTAAATATTTAATAATGTATCCTGATAATAATATTAATATTAATACAAGTAAATCCATTCCCTTTTATTCCTTTTATTCCTTTTTATTAAAGATGGATATAAAAATTATATAGAGATACTTCTATGCATTCTTCTATCTCGCCCATATAAAATTGCCTGTACCATTAATAACTGAGAAGACATTAATAACCTTAGAATATATAATTACCTCAAATTGAACATCCTTTTCGTTAATATATGGAATAGCTTTACGCTTCATTAATTCAAATAAATATTTGAACTCGCTTTTAGCTGCTATATTTTTTGTGATATCCTCATTACCGCGATTATTAATGGTCATATATATAGATGTGGTAATCATCTGGTTATTATAAGAGCCTGCTGTTATTATTTTTTCAGGAAACAATGAGAAAGAATAGCTATAAATTCCAGTTCTTGGTACATTTGTATGGTATTGATAAGGCTGAATATTATTATAATAGTATGCTTTTTGATCTTCGCGAACTATAGTATCCGCCCATTTAATTTGTGCGGTTTCTAATATACCCATCGTCTCATTATATGAGTGCGAAGCCGTATAATTGTCGTGAATATTAAAATTTTCTACTATATCTGTCCTTCGTATTACCCATATTATTTCTTTAATATGATTATAAGAACTTGTCAATGCATAATTATCGCCATAACTATTTATAGAAAGCGCAGGGAATGTTTGTCTCTTCACATAATCAACAACATATTTAACAATCCCTTCGTCTCGCAAAGAATTTGCCCTATAATTACTATCAAGAAATACATAATTAATATCTAAATAGCAAAATATATAGCTCTCGCTATTAATAAAGTTTGCAATTTTTACAGTATCGCCATATACTTTATTAAACATCAAAGGGGATACATATAATTTTAGTTTATCACACCATACTTGATATAACTTCTCAATACTGTTGATTTCTATTTCAACCTTTATTTCCTGGTTTTGTATCTTGTATAAAGGTAATGCCAAAGATGGATTGCGTGTAAACCAAAAGTTTAATGGTACTTGTAATACTCGTCCCTTTATTGAGGGGTTTCCTTTGTCAATTATTTTATCAGTACTTGGATATATACTGTTAAATAATATATTATTCTTTATAACATACCTTGTATTATTATTATTAGGTGCAGTATATTCTGGTATATTCCCAATTAATTTATTATATTCAACACCATCTTTATTAGTTAACTCATTCCATATATTCATCCATTCGCCATATATTTCGTCTATAATGCTTCCTTCAATGCTTATAGTCGCTCTTTTAATAAAAATATGTCCTACATTATTAATCCATTTAAATCTATGTTTATCTGTTGAATAGATATCTGGAAGATTAAAAGATAAATACATATTACTAACTAAATCTCCATAGCGTTTTATAGTGAACAATACTTTTATATTCTCTGTTGTGTAAGCAAGGTTTATAGAAGAATTAATATCGGGAACACTTTTATTGTTTTCCATAGCAAAATTAACATGTTTATTATAGACATATTTATAGTAATTAATGCACGGATTTATATTAACATAAGAATCCATTTGACCTGTTAGAACTAACTGTGTTATACCGCCGCCCATATTAAGCTATTATAATATTGATACTTTAATAATATCTTATATATTAAAATCCATACATTTCATTACTCTTATATATTTTATTCCTTTTCATCGTATTCCTTTATGAAATGTACTAATTTTTCGTATGTCCTTGCATCTTCAAATGATGCGAGAATTTTTGGATTGGCTGCAGAATTATCTACAATAAGTATTGTGGGGAATCCAGAAATCTTCATTTGACTTACGCGCTCTAAATTCTCGCTTCTATTATATTTTTTTAATGATACATTAGCCCATTCTAAATTATTTAATCTATCCCATATACCCGATTCATTGAAATCTATGCAATGCCCGCATCCGTCCATATAATAATATTCTACACTATATTTTTTATAGCTACCAAAGAATCCTTCTTTTATCTTCTCTTTATTCGCGATTAAAAGGGCAACTATTAATACCGCTAATACTAATACTATACCAACTAATACAGTATAACTTTGAATTTTACCTTTAAAATTAAGCATTTATTATATTATTATTATTATTCTAACATAATGATATATTATTATTATAGATGGGAATTGTATACTAAATTATATTGTTAATAATTTCATAGTTATCAAAGTATTTTTTAGAAACGACTTCTTTAATAATATAGTTATCATATGTAAATGTTATATATGTATAAAAGTTGCTAATATTATTAGAAATTATATAATTTAAAAATTCTTCAAAAATATTGTGGTTTATTAAAATAACTCTGTAATCTAATGCATCGTAGTTAATTGTCGCAATCGTATTAACTACATAAACACTAAAATCCCTTTCTTCTAATAATTTTTTATAATCGGCTATATCATCTTTACATACTACAATTGTCCTATATATCAAATGAGTTTTATAAATATTATCCAGCTCCTCAACAAATTGATTTTTAAAATCTAATTTCATAATATATGATATATTATATCATAATATATATATTTTATTTTTATATCATATACGATATATGTATATATATATATGTATATATCTATGATAACAAATATTTTCTATTTATATATGATATAAGATTATTTAAATATATTAATATTATAATGGATGATAAAGTAATCAAAATAGGTTTGTCTGTTTTCCAAAACAGATATAATAATATAGATATTACACCAGATAATATAATTAAAAAAGCAGAAGCCCTTAAAAAATCGTGTAGTTGTTTTAACTCGTTCTATGATCCTAAAATGATATGGGAGAAAAAACTAAATAATAAGAGGGAAAAGAATTCGCATATTGCCGCTAACGCCAGTGCAGCAAGTAGTAAAAACCGCGTTCATATTATTATCCCAGATTTCTCCGATATATCTAATACTAAAAGGGCTTTGATTGGTTATTTAAATAAACTGACAGCGAAGAACAAAGACATCATATGTGATAAGATTAAGAATATTATTGATAATAATAAAACTGAAGAGATTTTTTTAATTATTTGGTCATATATCAAAGTATCTGATAATGAGAATAATATATATATTAAATTATTAGACTATTTTGATAGCGTATTTTTGAATAATATTATTGATAAATTGTGGAACGAATATATCAATAATAAATTATGGATACCGCCAAAATATATATTTGATAATAATTTATTATTACTCAATAATGAGTATGAATTATATTGTGACTATATTAAATGGAAAAAAGGTATCCATAATATAAATATCATATGGATAAAATATAAAAAAAGCGAAGTTTCCCTATTATTAAACCAAATATATGATTATATGATTACAAAATGTATAGGAAACCCAAATATACACAAATATATTATAGATATTTTTATGGAACAAATATTTAAAATATTAAAAAATTATAAGGAGAAATCTATTGTAGAAAAAATAAAACTACTTGATATAAAAAGTTTTGATAGCTCAACAAAGTTTCTAATATATAATATTATAGAAAATAAATAATTTCTATTATTATAGTATAAGAGAATAATGAAAGAGACCGACACAACTTTATCTTTTTATAGTAGTTTATTCATACAATTAATATTTGTAATATTACTTTTAATCATATGGAGTTATATATACAAGCTTGAGAATGTAGGCTGTGTATGCTCAGACCACAGTAACAAGGAATTTATTAAGACTTTCACTATAATTGCCTTAGTATATTTCGCTGTTACCGCGTTTATACCAATCAAATCCATAGCTAAAAATATGGGAACTGGCATAGTTCAATTACTCGCATTTGGTACATTTATATTCTTCCTAACCTTCGTTGTGTATATTTATTATGCCTTTGATTATGTACGATATTTAATGAATGAGAAGTGCAAATGCTCGGAAGATTTACGCCGCGATATTATTGCTATAGGTACTATGATCTCTCTGTTCTTATTCATAATATTACTTTTCACTATCATAATTATCCCTATATTAATAAGCACCCTAACTAATTTATTCGCCAAGATCCAAGACTTTGAGAGCGAAGTAGAAGAAGTCATTAAGAACCCTGTAAAATCTATCCGCAGCACTCCCGGTCGCCTATTCAAATCTACTAAAGATATTGGCTCATTCGTTAAGGATACCGCTACTAAAATAACTAAGGCTAAAAAGAGACGTTAAAAAAATAAAAATATATAACTAAATCTAAATAACATCAATCCATTATTTTTATAATACATTATAATACAATATAATACAATACTAATACCTAAATCTCCGTGGGATATATGGTGATATCTGGAAGATACTGAGCAAGAATTTCATCTACAATAAGATCAGGCTTGAATTCATCATAGGTCATAAAGATCTTAAGAAGCTGCTCAGAAAATCCCGAAATCATCGCTGTTCCTTCAGTTTTGCAATTAACAGGGAAAGATTGCTTATGAGAAGAATTGAGATTCCAGAATATAAACTTAGGAGCTGTATAGCCTGCCGCTTTAAACATTTTAACAATGGTTTTATATAATGTTTCAATACCATTATTTTCCTTATTATTATCAGTGGTAGCCTCATCAAATTGCATATCAGTGAATATAAATAGTTTCTTAGGCATATCTTCATCATTGATATTATTATCCTTGCCATATTTAATAATCATATCGCAGCTTTTAACAAAATCTGTATTATACCCGTAATCTACATCAATGAGTGATTTAAAGCAAGTATATAGAGATGGATCAATACCCTTATCAGTATATTCCTTGTATAATTCATCAGGAATAAGCGATACTAACTCGGGGTCGGCACTAAATGTAATAAACTTGTTTTTAAACATTCCATTGCAACACAGCGATGTGATAATACCGAGTGATATAGCGACTTGCGCAGGAATACTTCCATTGCTTGCAGAAAACATAGAGCCTGATAAATCAATAAGCGCGAGAGAATTACCAAGAATACCGCAACTTTTTACATTTTCCAAGATAGTTTTCCATTGCAACTCAATAGTTTCATTCTCCTCGTATTCATCTTGAGTATTGCGAAGATTCACATAGTAATTCGCTAATTCGTGTGGAAGAATACCAGTTACGTTAATCTTTGCATCTCCGCTTCTTACTTTTGCTAAGTATTCACAATATCTCTCGCTATCGTGATTACTAAAAGCTTTATGCAATCTTCGTGATGCGACACCTGGTACACATTCATAGTTTATCTTGTCCCACTCATTATTACACATCATTGCTTCAATTATATTAATTTTCTTCCTTAGAGGAGCGAGATACTCCTTCCTATATTTCTCCATTTTCTTCTCATCATCCTTACCATAAATGATTGTCGCAATCTTCTTTGCGAAATGCTTGCGCTGATCATTCCTATCATTCTCACTCGGCGCCCATTTAGCACACAGAGAGATACTAACCTTCTTTACTTTTGTTACCTTCTCTTCGGTATCCTCGGTATCCGCTGCATCCGCAGAAGCAGCGAAAGCGGAGCTCTCAGTTTCACAGTTTAAATCAACAAGATCATCGCGCAATTTATCAGCAAATAGGGTTAATTCGTAATGTTTGTGGATCATTCCATCTACTTCGTTTTCATAGCAGATATTAAGCAGATCCTTCCATCTTCCGTATTTATTAATATATGTAAGGATATTATTCATATAAGTATATGGTTTGTTCTCGCGCAACCATAGCATTGCCTGGTTTGATACTCGCTTTTCTTTTTTCCCCTTCAATCTGTCGCGACCGTTGAAAATGATTGCTACAGTTTTCTCAGGACTAACCTTCCAGCATTTTTCAATATACTCATAACTCTGTTCCTTTTCAAGAGTTCGCGTATACATCATAAAGTAATCAACAATCGGGCTACCCGAGGTATCAAGGGCGATAGCTCCATTTTCAGTGCAAGTAAACTTAGGAGCAGCAGTGGCAGAAGTGGCAGAAGCGATAGCAGACATATTCAAGATGTTTGTTTAATAACAACGCTAACTCCTATGTATCAATTTTTATAAATATTTAATATCTAAATATAAATAAATGTATATAAATAAATATATTCAAAATGTTTTTATATTTTCCCTGGGAAAATCAAAAGTCGCGTGTTCTTCACTGTAAATTAACCAATGATAATTATTTACTTAATTCACTTAAATGTATTAGAGAATGGGTAATTGATCAAGAACCTTCAGTAAATACTTCAACTCATTGGTGGTATAAAGATTTGCCACCAGACACAAAAGAATTGTTTGGCAATATTACAAATAATAAAAAAATAACCGATTTGTTTAAAATATTATTTGGTAGCAATTCTATTGTTGACGTTCTCCACGATATGAACGAGATATATGTGTCTCCTCCTTCTAATAATAATAAAAACTTTGAAAAGAATTCTTCTGATAATATATTTTATACAAGACATATTGATGGTCCATTTTTTAATATCCCTTTTGCATCCTGTTATCGGGTTATTGTCGGTCTTGATGATAACAAAGATATTATGACAGTTTTTAATATGACAGATGAAAAATATATAATAAAAACTGGTGATGTCGTAGGATTTGATTTTCATAGAGAATGCCATTATATATCACCAATTATCTGGTATAAAGATAAGGATACTGAAACAGCTGAAGTAAGAACCACCAAAAGATACAGGGTAATCCTAAAAATACATTATTGCGTATATCCATACTGGGCGATTGTATTCGGGTTTATTCTTGGTAAACTTTCAATAATGTATAATAAATTATTTAGAGACCTCTTTTTATTTACTCTTATTCCTCATTGCGAATATACAAAATATTTAGCTTGCCTTATGATAATGTTAACAAAGGCATATCACGATATAGAATTCTATATCGGTAATAATAATATTCAATATACGATATTATTGCAATATATATCTTGTAATACGCATTACTCTATTTTCTTATTTGGTTCTTCGTTTATACATTACATTAGATGGATAGACACCGCATATCAAGGTGGGGTAATTAATAATATTTTCAAAAGAGACTTCTATTATTACAAATTCCTTTATATGCTACAATTTATACATATGTATATTACATATAAAATAGATAGCAGCGATAGCAGCGATAGCAGCGATAGCAGCGATAACGGTGTCAGTAGCGATAACGGCTATAATGGCGATAGCAGCGATAGCAGCGATAGCGTAGTATTATATACATATATTATCACTCCATTAATATTTGTATCATATATTTCTAATTATACTGCTTGTATACCTAAACTTATAGAGGTATACATTGTATATGATATGTTAAATAACACTAATATAAAACTAAAATATTTGGAATATTTTTACATTTATTTGAATATATTTTTCAATTATATTCAGTTATACAAACCAATGGATATGTAAATATATGTATATATTATAGATAGCTATAATGGGTGTTAATATTAAACGCTTAAAATTAAAAAATGGTATTAGAGTTATTATAGTGCCCTTAAAGACTAACCTAACACACATATCAACAAATTTTTTATTAGGACATAGGCAAGAAAAGAAGAGTGATAGTGGAATAACACATTATTGCGAGCATCTATTAGCAGCAACCACTTCAAATAAATATAAAGAAGCTAAATATATTGCTGATGAAATATATAGGCGCGGTGGGTATAAAAATGCATATGTAAATGATTATGAAATGAGCATTTATATTTCGGGTTTCTACAAAGACTTAGAATTTTATATGGATATATTATCAAATGCAATTAATGATTTCTATATTGAAAAATATATTGAAATAAAGGAAAAGAAGGCGGTTGTACAAGAGTATAGAAACATTTTATCAAATTACAAGTTTGATTTTAATATTTTCAAGTTTTTATATCCAAAATATTCATATTTTGAGGATTATAATAGACATATTAAAACTTTAAAAACTTTTAATAATAAAAAAATAAAGAGCTATATAAAGAGCCATTTAAATACAGATAATCAAGTTATAACAATAACTTGTCCATCTAATAAAGTCAAGGAGACTATTAAGAATCTTAAAAAATATTTTGGAAATATAAAATATAAAAAGTCAAAGCTTGCATATCCTATATTAAAGCACGATAATACTCATTTAAAAATAGTAAATATCAAGAATGATAGAAAAGATAGTAATAATTTTATTGCTATTCATTTATCTAAGAGCATATCATATATGTCTGACGAACATTTGATATTGCAATATATTCAAATAATATTATTTAACTTTGAAAACGGCATATTTTATAATATTCTTCGTAAAAAGCTTGGTATCATTTATAGTATTAGATTATATATTAATATAGATAAATATGATCCTAAAATGTCATATTATAGGATCATATCGCAATGCGTTGACAAGAATGTTCCTGTGTTTATTGACGCTATACTTGATATTCTAAAAAATTATGAGTTAGTAGAAGAGCATATAAAGAATGCCAAAAATAACATTAGATTTACTTATGAGAATAAAAAGTTTTATAAGCTAACCACTTTTAATGACGAATACAAGGAACAACTGCTATTTTCAAATGATATTATTGATAACAAAGCCATATATGAAAAAATGTTATCTATCAAACCGCAAAAAATAAAAGAATATTACAAAAATGTATTTACTAAAGAACTATTATCGCGGCATATTTTCTTCTATTATTCCAATACAAATATTAATAAAACCATAGAAACAATATATAAAAAGCAGCTTTTGCAGCTTCCTGGCACAGTGTATAAATCTTATTATATAAAATAGCTAATCTAACTATCTATTTTCTTGCAGATGTTGGTGTTGTTCGCATATCTTTGCTTCCGTCTTTATTTACAAATTGTGCCATTGTATATCTATTATCCTTAGTGCCGTCTTTTTTACAAGGCATCTTTAAGTCGGTTGTGTGTCGTTCAGTGGTTTTATTAGGCATATTGGTAATAATAACAATAGAAATGTATTCTATCAATTTTTATTTTTTTATTTATTAAATATAGTAAAAACTGATTTATTACTTATAATATAATAATAATTATAATAGTATGAATAAAAAGAATTTAGGTCAATTTTATACAACAAATTATAAGCATATTTTACAAAATATGTATATCCCTGATAATGTTAGTAATATTATTGAGCCTTTTGCGGGCAATTGTGATTTATTAAATTTTATAGAGGATACTAATTGTGAATATAATGTTAAATGCTATGACATAGACCCTAAAAAGGATTTTATAATCAAACAGGATACATTACTTAATCCGCCTGATTTAGATAATGCATTTATAATTACAAATCCACCATATTTAGCAAGGAATAAGTCAAGTGATAAAGGTGTTTTCAATAAATATAATACAAATGATTTATATAAATGCTTTATACAAATCTTAATAAACTCTAATTGTTTAGGAGGTATAATTATAATACCGCTTAATTTTCTATGCTCAATTCGCAAAGCAGATATAGAACTCAGGGAAAACTTTGTCAAAAAATATGATATGAATATTATAAATATATTTGAAGAGCAGGTATTTGATGATACTTCATATTCAATATGCAGTTTTCAATTTACTGCCAAAAATGATACAAGTGAAAATATTAGCGACTGCTATATATATCCTTGCAATAAGCGCATATCCTTTGTTTTGAACAATGACAATAACTATACGATTGGAGGCAAAATATATAATCTTGAAAAAAATACAAAATACAAAATAGATAGAGCCGCGATAGCAGCAGGAGCAGCAGGAGCAGCAGGAGCAGCAGGAGCAGCAGGAGCAGCAGGAGCAGCGATAGCAGAAAACGATGAGTTTTGCACTAATATATTAGCTAAATGTATAGATGATAATATAAATAGTAAAATAGGATTAATTATTGTGGATGATATTACAAGAGATAAATATATAGATAAAACACCTAATTTAACTGCGCGTTCATATGCTATTTTAGTAATAAAACCTAAAATAACTCTTGAACAGCAAGAAGACCTTGCAAAAAAATTTAATATATTTTTGAATGAATATAGAGATAAATATAATTCATTATTCTTAACAAATTATAGAGAAAGCAATACAATTGCGAGGAAACGAATATCTTTCGGGTTAGTTTATGACATATGCAATTATTTATTATGTTAGTCGCTATAATTATCTATAATATATTGCTGCACCTTCATATGATTTCCAATTATCAAATTAGAATATTTTTCAAACTTTTCAATAAGACTATTATATTTTTCTATTAAATTTGTATCAATTAAAATTATATAGAAATCTAAACTATTTGCATATTTGACAACCCATTCACACAAGGTATGCGCTTCTTCAAAAACATTATCTTGATGTCCTCCGCTTCCTATAACAAATTTTGCAAAAACCCATCCATTTATTTTTCCACTTAATTTTGCATCAAACGATTTCAAACATTCCTCTTTTTTTATTTTTAGTTTTTTATATTCTTCGTTGCTAACTATTATGCCACTTTTTGTAGGACGAAATGCTATCGTTGGTAATGTTGTTAAAAATATACCGCATTTAGAAAATGTTGTATGTAATACTTCAAGCTGCAATTGTTCATCTTTAGAACCTTGTCGGGAAGCATTTATAGAAATTTTAAGTGCCAATAACATAGCAGATTTATCATTTGTTCTACAATCTTCCAATAAATCTGCTTCTGTTGTATTCATATCTTCAAAAAAGCACAGAACTCTTTTATACTCTTCAAAATTTATATTTTTATTATTTGCTATATTATTATTTTTAATACATTTAAATGCTTCTAAAACATTTTTATTTTGACGATCATTTCTTATAGATATTATATCAATTTCAATAGGTACTATTTTAGACATTATATTTTTGTATATAAAGATATATCATTTTTTTCTTTTTATTTAACAAAATAAAAACTCCCTTTATAATTTTAAATTATTATATCTTATTAGGAAACTTATAAAAAATAAGAGATGGATACTAAATTTTTTTACATATATTTAATGCTTGTAATTGTAGCGACATTTTCTTTCACTATAATAAGATGTGTATTTAAGCGTCACGAACTGGATATCTTTTTTTACCCTAATGAAGCTAATAACATTATAGCAAATAAAGTATATTTAGTCTCCCATATTCTTGTTAACTTCTTACTCGGGTTTCTTTTCGGGTTTGAAGTTGTTGCTGGTATGGCTATAAAAATATTAGTATTTGAAGTATACCTTTATCTAACCGAGCATTGCGATGTTTTTATCCTTTCAAACGCTTCAAATCTTATAATTATTGTTTTAATATCATTAATAAGTTATATAACCGGTAGCACAATAAACAAAGTATTCTCTAATAAATAAAAAAGATATATTACATAAAACATAAAACACATATACCTACTACCTACATACCTATATTACATATCGGGTCGCCATCGGTGGGGTGTCTCGCTTATTACTTCATTTTTTCATTGATTATCGCTGTGATATTTTTAGCACAATCTTTGAAATTGATAACATTTCTAACAGGGCATTTGAATGTGAAATTTTCAGTTGCATCAAAATCATATCCCTGTTTACATCCTTCTAACTGTGTTTCAAAATATTTGAAGATGCATTTGTCGTGAGCAATATTGGTGCATACCTTCTCAGTGTTTGAAGAATTGTTATTAAACATCTTGATAACCCTGTTTGTTTTATTTCTAAAATTAGATAGACAGATATTGCAAACATTATTATGCTCTCCCTTCTGGTCGCAAATTTCAAATGGGATGTTTGAAATATTCCATTTGAAACTTCTAAACATCATCTTGTAAAGCCTCTTATACACCTTGTTATTGTAAGAAAAGTCCCCAACAATATGATCATAGTCGTAGGAATTCTTCATACAAAACTCAGTTTTGAACTCAATGATGTCTTTCATTATGCTGCAAGATATTTTCTGCTTGTCCAAGATGCTCATCTTATCAATGATAGTCCCGGTTTCCTTTGATATTACAATGCCTTGCGTTGACATTATGAATACATTACACAAGAAATCAATTTTCTTGAAAGGCGGCTGGAGCTTGATATTTTTAGGCATTATTATATCAATGTCAAAGGACAGCTCAACTCCAGTAGACACATATGGTATCTTTCCCACAGTAATCGTGAAGTTCAGCTTCCTATAACATTCAATGGGCATACTGATGTATTCGTTGTTGCTACTAACAACAAGGTCTGATGATATGACATTGGAAGCACCAACCTCGTTATTAAACAGTTTGTGGACATCATCTATGAATTTAGAGATATCTGCAGCTGAATACATACAAACATCAATGTCATTTGCAACAATAGTACGCGCGGCCGTTTCTGGCTGATACAATTTATTCCAGAAATGATGGGAGTTGTAGCTATTACAACCATTATAAATGGTTTTGTAATGAGATCTGATAATCTCATCCCTCACAAACCCGCCAAAAATGATCCCGTTGTTTGCAAACACATAATCCTTGATTCTTTCTTGCAAGATAAACTTGATACGGTCCGGGCAGAAGTTGATCTTCACGGAGTTCATTTCTAATACTTTCTCAAAAACTTTTCAAGCAAATCTCCAAAGACAACGATTAAACGGTTCTTGAATTCACTTAGAAGTTCACGACAATAGACTTTTTGACTGATAGGCAAATAATCTATGGCTCTTGGTATAGCTAAGATATATGTTTATCAATTTTTAAAAGTTAAAGATAAAAATAATACAAATTTATTCTATGCCAATTATCCAATGTCATTCTCAATTTTAGCGCGTGAATATGCGTACATTACCTTTTCAGCTGTATCTATAGGAAGGATATAATCTTTAGCACCATAAAACTCTGGATTTTTACGGGAACTTCTATTCACTAAAGTTCTTAAAGCATTTATATCGTGTAGTTCATATTGGAGACGGAAAGAATTATTGTCATTTGCAGTAAATATAAAATATATAGATGGTTTTATCTTATTTATGCCATCAGGCATATAGAAGCTATTAGGATATTTAAAAGAAATGTCAAAAACCCCCGAAGTATCTACTTTGTGAATGTTTGGCGTATTCTCAAAGGCAATTTCATAATTTGGGAAAGGAAGTCCAGAGCCAGAGTAATTACTCATTCTATCTATAGGGTTAGGTGCAATTATTATAATACTATTAAACATTGCATAATTTTTAATAGAACCTGTTATTTTTAATAAGGAATAATCTTTGCTAAATGTTATATTAAAACCAGTATATTCATCATTAAATATCATTTTAATAAAATATTTTATATCTCTATATTTTATATATGTTTTATTTTTTGATATTTAGGGTATTGAGGTTAGATATATAAGAATAATATAATTTTTAGTTATATTATGCGAATTACAAAACACATTACTTTTTTTTATTTAGAAGATAGAAAATGTTATGTTAATAGAATTATAGAAGAAACAAATATATATGAGCTAACTACAGATATTTTTATTCATACCAATTATATATATCTAAAAGAAACTGATTTTACCCAATATACAAATGGGGTTATCAAAGTGATATATCACAATTTATCAAATATAAACCCCTTCTATTTAACTTGGAAATGCAGAGAATTATTAGAAAAACAAAGATATGATTATGATATATTTATGTATATTGAAGATGATATATTAGTGCCTTCTAAAGCAATAAAGTATTGGCTTGAATATAATGAAAAATTAATAGAATATAATTGCAATTTAGGTTTTGTAAGGATTGAGGTTGATAATAATATAGAATATATTACAGATTTACCAGCAGTTAAATTTGATACCGTTAGCACTATAGGAACTAATGATAATACTACCTATTGCATAAATAACAAAGTATCCTATTGTGCTTTTTGGATTTATAATAAGAGCGAATTTAATAAATTTGTTGATAGCCCCTATTATGACATCAATAATGTGATGAAGGCAACTGGCTGTGGAATAAGAGAATCAAGTGCGTTTGGATTACACTCTTTTGATATAAAATGGTATAAATATACTTTAATACCACTTGTCAATAATAAATTAACTGATGCTTGTAAAATATATCATATGCCAAATAATTATGTTAATAATAATAATAAATTCGGTTTTGCTACAATAAAATTTGATGAAGCTTTAATAAATTGATTTACTTATATACTATCATTTCCATCATCATCTTCGTCAGCTTCACCTGCTTCACCTGCTTCGTCAGCTTCGTCAGCTTTGTCCACATCATCAACTTCGTCATCGTCGTAAGCTTCTTCATCTTCACTATTGAATACATATATGCTGTTATTATAGTCTTTATTTTCTTTTTTAGTATTGTCTACTTCTCCTGGCATATTTTCAAAAAATATATTGTCATCATCTGCTCTATTAATAGTACAAATAGAAACCTTATTATATGCGTTAATTAGAGTATAGGACAATTCTTTATTATTTATTAGTATCTTGCATTGCTCTGCGTTATATTTATGTACGATATCAACCTTATTATCTTGGTATTCTCTTATAGATACCGCGATAATATCTCCTGTTTCAATTAATACGCGCTTATTGAAACGCCTCATAGACCCCCTTATTACACCAATGGCTTCATTGCCATCATCGCACAATACGAGAACTCTGCAATTTCCTAATAACTTAATTACATATGCATATAATTCGTATTCCTTGTCAATTATATAGTTATTATTAGAAACCTTGTTAAATTGACTATTCTTCTTTTTATTTCTAATACTTGTTTGATACATTCAAATATTTATATATATAATCTATTATTAGTCTTATATTATTTATTATCATATTGAATTACAAATATTATGTAAAAAAATAAAAGAATAATGGGATTATAAAATTATAAAGCTTTAGTATATATATATATACATTGTAATATATCAATTATCTATTATCTTCAAAAGTATATTTCTCTTTTGAGCGAAGATATATATTCCTCTTGTATTTATTAAATATAACTGTCTTGTATTCACTGCTTGATATTATATTGTCATTGTCATTAAATGTTTTTGTATATGATGTGGTATATGTAGTATTAAATAGTAATCTTAGATCTGGAGCGCTATTACACCTCAAAATAGGTGGTTTATTTGTACGCGAGTTAATTCCATCTACATAATCAATATAATTTGTTGCGATCACAATGTAAGTAATCAAATCAATAAATTTAATATTCATAATTGTTTAATCTTATGTGTTAATATTTATATGTAATATATGTATCAATTTTTTATATTATTTATATTCAATATTCATTGCATTCATTGATTTTCTTCTTATGATATTTATATAAATTACATACTATATTATTGTCGGGATATTTGTATTTTTCAAACATATTATAAATATCATCTATATGATATTCATTTGCTAATACCTCCTGTCTTATCACTAATTTTTTGAGATCTGTATGTAATGCTTGATTATTGCTAAGCAATTCTTTGTATTGATTTGCATAATAATACATAAAGGGTTTTGCTAATATGTTATTGGCAGCGTGATTATTTTTTATTGTGATAAACCATCGCGTCTTATCAACCCCTATCTGCCTAAAGTCAATATTCATAATTGATTGCTGCTTATTAGGCAATGTTGTACGCGTCCAAGAATTATAAGGGAAATTATACATATTGAAGTATTTATTATATTCAACATTTTCCTTATTAGTCAGTGCTTTTTGTCTAAAGGATACACCTAATACCTCCTTATTTTTGTTTTTATTAAGATACTTGAACCTTTTTATCTTGTTAGGTGGTATTAACATATTATAGTATTTTGGAAGATTCACATCCATTATATTCAATGCGCAATCCATAATATTAGCATCAACATCTAAGCAAATGTTTGTGGTTGAATAATCCTTATTATTATAGAAAGGTGTAGAAGGAGGAATGCTCGTGATTGGCTCATAACTCCACCATAGCTTATCTTGATATATAACAGTCTCCCCGAATGCCTTATCTTCTGTATACTGTATCCCGTGAGAAGGACAAACAAGACATCCATTTGTTATTTTACTATTATCTAATTTTGCACCCATATGCGAACAAATATTAACAGTCGTATAAGTTTTATTGTATTTATTATCATACCAAGATATCAAAGGGAGTTCCCCGATTTTAAATGGATATGGCTTGGTGGCATCTATATATTTTACAAAGTTTATACAGTGCCACTCTCTAAATACTTGTGGAAGTGTAAAAGAGAATGAATTACAAATTAAATGTAATAGGAAGATAGAATTCATAATATATGCATTATATATATTCATTATTTATTATCATTAGTGTCTTAATGTTTATGTAATGTTTATATTTTTTATATTTATTTATTAGAGATAGTATAGTCAATTATTGTAAATGAATAAACCAGCAAGTAATTCAGTAAAACCTTTAATTGCAATAAAACCATATAATAAAAAAGGAGGGAGAATATGTTCGCGAATACTAACACCAAAGCAAGTAGGTCCTATTTGCTGGTTTATGGCTGCTTTTGTCGCTATGTTTTATAGTCAGCGTAGTAGAAAAATATTACTTGATGAATCTATCAATTGGGATACAAGTAATGAATTATATTCATTATTAAAGCATGTATTGGATGATAAATACTTGAAGGTTGAGGATAAAGAAAGTGAAGATTATATGAAGTTTAGTGATGATACTTTCAAAAGTATATTAACATTATTACACAAATTAGATAATAGAGATTTTCCATATAACCCTGATACTATTTTAGGTGGATTTTCATCTGAGTTTTACATAGGCAAACTATATGAATTGTTAAATATAAAATATAAAATGTTTGATTATTTTGTTAAAGATGATACATTGGTGTATTCATATTTAAACAGCGAATATAATATACAGAAATATAATGTTGAAGATGATCGTTTATATTTAAACTTTGATTATGATGAATTAATAAAAATGAAAAAATTTAAATATAAATATGAACAGGAAAAAGATACACATACTCCTCCTATATTGATTATTAGATTGCAAGATAAAGAAGTATATAGAATGTACACCTTTTATTTAAAAAATAATATAATAGATGAAGGTATTAAAAAATTATTTTTAAAATCTATGAACAAAAAAATTATTTATAACGGTGTAGAATATAACTTGGATTCTGTAGTATTAGCAAATTGGAATATAAACGAAGATAATGGACACGCAATTGCAGGAATTACATGCAAAAATAAAAAGTATATTTATAATGGTTGGACGAGAACCAGTATGGACCCTGTAATGGGTACAGAAATAACCAGAAATATTCCTTGCGAACTTATGAAATATAATTGGAATATTAAAAAACATGGAGACTTTTGTTTAGATACAAAAAAATGTATCCCAGCTGCTTTAAAGCGTAAATTAGAATATTACGATTCATGCTTTAATTTTAGTAAAGGAACGCGAATATTGATATATGTTCGTAAAGATATTAATCACGATACTTCCAGTGAGAGTAAGTCTCTTTCAACTGAATTATCAAGTTTCAATCCACACCAAATCCCGCCTCCACCCATTGAACCACCACAACTACTACCACCGGGATGGGAAAAAGTTAGAACAGATGATGATGAAGTATATTACATCAATCACAATGACAAAACATCGCATTGGGAGCTGCCAACATATGTTACTGATATGATGATATATAAAAACTTAATGACAGTAAAAGCAGGGAAGGGTATTAGTAAAGCAAAACCTCTTAAGAAATGCCCAAAAGGCACAGTAGTAAATCCTAAAAATAGAAGATATATTGATAAGAAAAAAATATAATATACAATAGAAATAGATAGGGTTTTTAATGAAAAAAGTAGAAAATAGTATATGTTCGCGAATACTAACACCAAAGCAAGTTGGTCCTATTTGCTGGTTTATGGCTACCTTTGTTGCTATGTTTTATAGTCAGCGTAGTAGAAAAATATTACTTGAAGCATCTAAAGATTGGAATAAAAAAAAAGAATTATTTACATTATTAAAGAATGTATTAGATGATAAATACTTGAAGGTCGCAAGTAGAGAAAGCGAGGATTACAAGAAGTTTAGCGACGATACTTTTGGAGAAATTTTATTATATTTAAATAGAGAAAATAATAAGACATTCCCTTATGATCCTAAAAAGATCTCCACAGGATTTGTTCCAGAATATTATGTAGGCAAGCTATATAAATTATTAAATGTGGATTATAAAATGTTCAATTTTTCTACTAAGGATAATAATGTTGCATATTCTTATTTAAACGAAGAATACAATATAATGAGCTATAAAATTTCTAATAAAATGATTAGAATAGAATATAATAATTATGAATTAAGAAACCTTATATACAAACCATATAAATATGTTGAAAATAACTATGCGCCTCCTATATTAATTATCAAGGTAGATGAGAAAGAGGTAGATAAAATTTTCAATGTTATTTTAGAAGGTAATAAATTGAATGAAGGTTATATGAAAGATCAATTAAAATCTATGAGCGAACAAATATTTTATAATGGTAAGGAATATAATTTAGATGCGGTAATATTGGCTAATTGGAATAAAAATAAAAGAATAGGACACGCAATTGCAGGTATTACTTGTAAAAAAAATAAATATGTTTATAATGGTTGGACAAGAAGAAGCATGGATCCTGCTATGGCTGATAAAAATATAACAAGAAATATTCCGTGCGAACTTATGAAATACGATTGGAATATAATTAAACATAATGACTTCTGTTTAAACACAATAAAATGTATACCTGAATTATTAAAAAGGAAATTAAAAGTCAAAGATCTCTGCTTTAATTTTAGCAAAGGGTCAAGAATATTGATATATGTTCGCAAAGATGCTAAACCTGATACTTCTATAGAAACAAATACTATAACTAATAGCGTAGTTCCTGTTAAGCCTAAATCTCCTAAGAAATGTCCAGAAGGCAAAGTATTAAATCCTAAAACAGGAAGATGTATATTGATAAAGAAAAAGCTACCTGTTAAGCCTAAGTCTCCTCATAAACCTATTGTTAAACCTAAATCTCCTAAGAAATGTCCAGAAGGCAAAGTATTAAACCCTAAGACAGGAAGATGTATATTGATAAAGAAAAAGCTACCTGTTAAGTATCCAGTTAAGTCTCCTCCTAAACCTATTGTTAAACCTAAATCTCCTAAGAAATGTCCAGAAGGCAAAGTGTTAAATCCTAAGACAGGAAGATGTATATTAATAAAGAAAAAACCTCCTGTTAAGTCTCCTGTTAAGTCTCCTCCTAAACCTATTGTTAAACCTAAATCTCCTAAGAAATGTCCAGAAGGCAAAGTATTAAACCCTAAGACTGGAAGATGTATATTAATAAAGAAGAAAGCCTAAAAAGTAATATTACAAATATCCTAAGTATCCAAGATATACATTGCATCCCCCCATTTATGAATTGTCATATTTGTCAAAACCCTTTTGAAATTATATTGTGCTAAAAACTCATCTATTTCATTGATAAGCGCACCATTTATATATAATTCTTTGGAATTAACTTCTAAATATAATACCTTAGCGTGCTTAATAGATTTAGTAGCACCTTTCAATGCCAAAAGCTCAGCCCCTTGAATATCAAAATTCCAAAAATCATATTTAGATGCATCTAAATTATTTCTTTCAAAGAAACTATCTACGGTAATACTTTTTTGATTTATTTTGTTAATAAATACAACTCCAGGATGCTCTATAGAATGCGTGCCAAACTCCAAGATACTTGAAGATTGACCATTATTTGCTACATTAAATGCAATCTTTTCATCGTCTTTATCTGTGATAACCGCATTAAATACATTAGGTATTCCTCTGATAGTTGCTTCATAAACCTTTGAAGGAAGAGCATCAACCCATATAATATCTTCAGTTTTTATACCAAGCTTATTATTATATATGCTCAATTCTTCACAATCGTGCGCGCCTATATGAAAGCATCCATTAAGTTTTATTTTTTTACAAGCTAATACATTCTTAACCTCTTCAATATCAATAATCATCTTGTTATTATTAATATAGTTACAAAATGTTTATATATTTATACAATATATACAATATATACAATATATACAATATATACAATATATACTTTTTATATTATATATAATTAGAATATAATTTATATAATGAAAAAATTTAATGAAGCACACTGTATTCGCAATACAGCATCTTGGGCACAAGTTAAACCCGAGCATAAGTTTGATTCATCTAAGTTTAAAAAGGAGGTTGTGTCAGGAGAGCTTCATTTATTATCACCAAAAATAGATGCGATGATTAAAAAGATAGCAGACCTTGATGCAAAAGATATGGCTACTGATAATAAATATTACAAACACATAATATACAGTGATATACCAGGAGTTTATGGTGCTAAAATGGTTGCGTCATCTTTAATAGCCAATGATTATACTCTTGTATATACTGATAAATTAGCTTTAAAAAAAGATATAGAAAATAATAATAAAACTTTTGGTCTTCTAACTACATCCACTGTATACAAAAAGCCTCTAACAGTTGGATTAAAGAAGAAAATGATGACCCTTATGAACGAAAGACCTGCAAATATTAATGGTGCAAATATGCGTATCATAATATTAGATTCAGGCTACAAGGAGGGACTTGATGTTTTTGATGTTAAATATATGCACATATTAGAACCCTTAGTAACAAAGGCAGAATATACACAGGTTATTGGGAGAGGAACACGATATTGCGGACAATCTGGACTACCCTTTATTCCAGATGTTGGATGGCCTCTAAATATTTATAGATATAATTTAAAATATGATAATGATAACACAGTTCACGATATATATCTCAAACACGGTAATAATAATATAAGTGCTTTCAATTTCATTGCGGATATTGAATCAATTATAATTGCATCTGCTGTGGATACTCCTCTAACAGAGAACTTGCATATATTAAGAGATAAGAACAATCGCTTCTATGATTCAATGATGGTTAAAAATAATATAAGGTTTGATAAACCCAAGCGCAAAGATTTAATTGAGGTAGTAAATAATATACGAGGGAAGATATATACTAATGATAATATAATAGACTGTAAGAACAAATGCAAAGGACCTCTTGAAGAATTCCCTTCAGCTAATGCTCTACTTATTATTGCTGCTATATTCACTATAGATAAGCTCGGATTCCGCGATAATGTTCAAATTGTAAACAAAAAAATATATATGGGAAATAAATTTAACAAAGTTAAAAATAATGTTAGAAACGACGAATTGCTAAAATATTTAAATGAGAGATACCCTAAGCCTTTATTATGTAATATGATTGATAAAAATCAAAACTTTTGCGATGCTATCAACAAGGTTTGGATGAACCCTATTAATTTTCTCAAATTATTTGGCGAGAAGATTATTGAAAATCTTAATCACTATAAAAAGATTAATGCTATTAATGATAAGAACTATGCAGATGCTATGAAATTTATTTATGAATATAAAAATAAATTAATACTGAAGAAACCCCTATTTGATTCAGTCCCACCAAAAACCAAATTAAGTAATTTTGAACTATATAAATATGTAGAGAAACATTTTGCTCCCTATAAATGGAATCCTATAGACATTGTAAATAAATGTATTACCGAAGGTGATGATGACCAACTTAATAGTAAGAAAAATAAAAAAGATTACGAACTCGTTACTTTTTCAAATACGCAAAACTTTGTTCAAAGATTTTTAACGCCACAATCACCTTATAAAGGAATGCTATTATTTCATAGTGTCGGTTCAGGTAAAACATGTACTGCTATTTCTACAGCAACAAATACTTTTGATAGGGAAGGATACAAGATATTATGGGTAACAAGGCATACATTAAAAGAAGATATTTGGAAAAATATGTTTGACAAGATTTGCAATGTGATAATACAGGAGCGTCTTAATAATGACGAAATATTACCATCAACAAAAGCAAAACGTATGGAGTTTTTAGGAAAAAATTGGCTGCCTCCTATATCATATAAGCAATTTACAAATTTAATCAAGGGAAAAAACAAGTTTTATAAGCAGATGGTTGCTTTGAATGGTTATCAAGATCCTTTTAGAAAGACGCTAATAATCATTGATGAAATACATAAAATATACGGGTCATCTCTTTCAGCATTAGAAAAGCCTAATCCTGAAGTTCTTCAAACTATGATACAGAACTCTTACAAGGTTTCAGGAAAAGATTCGCTAAAATTACTTCTTATGACGGCAACGCCTATCACAGATGATCATATGAGTTGTGTAAAAATACTTAATTTATTATTAGAAGATCGCGAAAGATTTCCGGAAGAGTTTGATACTTTTAAAATGATGTTTAGCAATGATAATGGGTTATTCACAGAAAAGGGATCATATGAGTTTATGAATAGGATTACTGGATTAGTAAGTTATATAGATAGAATGAATGACCGTAGTCAATTTGCATATCCCGTAATAAAGGATGTTTTAATTGAAGTTGATAGACAAAGAAGCAGTGATAGTGGATTAATAGAAATTAATAACAAAATTAAAAAATACGAAGATAATTTGAATAACAATGATTTGAATAAAGATGAAATAAAAGCTCTAAAGAAGGAGCTTACAAATATGAAAAAGGATCAAAAGAAAATTAATAAACAGATGGAAGAACCGAAGGATATAATAGATTTTATAAATAACTGTTTTGTAAAGAAAGCAGTGCGCCGAAATCTAAAGGATAATATAGATGGTAAACCAAAGGTCAACCGTAAGAAAGTAGCAGTCGCATAGTTTTTTGTAACTTCCAGAATTTGTAAAATATAAAAATGTATGAGTGCGTTATAATGAATATAAGAATTATAGAAAAATATATATAGATATGTATATATTATTATATTCAATAGTTATATCGGCATTGATTTTTGCTGCCTATCAATACCTTGACAGCATAAATAGAGATGCAATCACGCAACCATACGATATTACGAAGGATCTGCTAACAGTTAATAACATTATGATATATATTTTAATAGTATCTATAGTATTCTTTATAATGTATATGGGATTTAATGAAGACCCTGATGTATTCTCTTCGCTGGGATTATTTGACAATGATAATAATTCAAACGATATTAAAAAAACTAATGTTAACCCGAGTATTTTAAGAAATACTACAGACCCTATGAAAATGGGATTTGAACCCTATAATAGCGGAGGTTCAAAGAGTAGTTCCGATTCTGACTCCTCTTCAGTAATATCCTCCGTATGCTCCGCTGATAGCGAATAATTTATATATATTCCTTAGGGTCTACATTTAGAACTTTCAAAATGCGCTTATATAATATCGGTGAAAAGTTAGCAACCGAACAATTCTCATATTCTTTAATTATTTTTTCTTGAATTCCTAATTTGCGTGCTAAATCTACCTGCTTCCACTTTAAGGCATTCCTTGCTGTGGAAATTGCTTGCGCTTGCGCGTGTGTTATTTTGTTTAACGCCGGCAATTCCTCATTATTCAATCGCTGAAATTCCTTATTACCTGCAGGTTTTGCTACAGTATGATGGGCGTCCTTCTTTTGTGCATCAACAGCGTTTTTACTTCTAATTACAACAGGTTTCCAATCTTGATATATTGCGCTCATTTATATATATTGTATGATATATTATTTATATAAATTTAACTAAAATATAAATATAAAATATTCAAATAAACGGAATGGTTGTATTAATCGTGATAAAAATGGTTGTAAAAATATTCAAAAAGTTTTTAACTATTATATAGAATATGATGAACGACCAGAAAGATATAAGCGAGGAGTTGATTTACAAAAACTACAAACCGCAATAGTGCTGTTAAATTGTAGTTAATAGCTTAAATGCGATCATTTACATCCAATAGAAAAGATGAATAGCAAAATTATTATATTTTTATAATAGTCTTGTCTCATTTTTCTTTTCGGTTGGTGTAATAGCAACTCATATAAATCTAAATGTTAATGTAAAAAATAAAATAGAAGAGCATTTTATTGAAAATGTTGCAATTAAAGGAGGTCGTAAATTAAGAAAAAAGAAACCCGTGAAATCTACTAAGAAAAAGATAAATATAAAAAGATAAATATAAAAAACTATATATAAAGGATTCTATAATATATCAATATATAATATGTCAGGCCTGAGCGCATATTTAAGCAGCAAAGGGGTTGAAGAGTTAGAAGGAAATGTAGGGGGGTGTTCGCCGCAATATTTAGATTTAATAGAGTTAACAAAGAAACCCATTGTTAATGTAATGGAGATTGGTTTTAATGCTGGGCATTCTGCAGAGTTATTTTTGAAAAATAACGATGATATACATTTAACATCTTTTGATATTGGCGTACATACTTATCTGTTAGATGGGAAAGCATATATAGATGCGATATATCCTAATAGACATACGCTAATTCTTGGTGATAGCAAAATGACTGTTGCTAACTTTTACAAAAATAATAAAGATAAGAAATTTGATTTTATATTTATTGACGGAGGACACGACTATGAAACTGCTAAGGCTGATCTGGAAAACTGTTTTCACTTGGCACACAAAGATACTATTGTAGCACTTGACGATACAATTTATAGACAAGATTGGACACAATTCTGGACTATTGGCCCAACTCTAACTTGGACACAACATTTGGAACAAAATAAGATTACTGAATTGAATAGAATTGAATATGCGACAGGACAAGGTATGAGCTGGGGTAAATATATATTTTAAGATTTACTCATCTTCTCCAATATTATTTTATTTATTTTTATATAATATAGAATATTGTTTGTTATGTGCTGGAATGCATCAGTATCATTAAATACATATATATTTGGCTTATTTGCTTCATCGTTTGCATATTATAATGGTGTAATTGATTTACTTGGATTTATATTATATCAATCAATACTTCTTATACAATTGATAGAATATTTTATATGGTCTAAAACATTTTCTAACAGATTGCTATCTCAAATAGCATTATTTATTATAATTTGCCAGCCAATGTTTAATATTATAAAAATAAAAAATAGACCAGAATTGATTCCATATATATTAGTAGCATATATTTTAATTGTTGCAATAGTATACACATTTATAATCCCATTAAATACAGTAAATTTTTCATCAGTTCCAAGTAAAAATGGACATTTGGCTTGGAATTGGTTGGATGTTAATATTTATTTAATACTAATATGGTATATATTTATATCAGTACGATGGATAATTGATGGAATATATTCATATTTAATAATAGTATCATTATTACTAATTATATCAATAGTATTATATAGAGAAACTAATACTTGGGGATCTATGTGGTGCTGGGTGTGTAATATTTTATCATTCTATTTAATATTTGAAGTTTTTTATAAAGATTTTTGTAAAATATAACGATTACAATATATCAAAATATTTATGTAAAACATTCTATTTTTTACTTATTTATATATAATATTCATAATATATTATAATAATTACTGAATACGCACTCATTGTATATTATTTATCAGTAATCATATCATAATAGAACCGTTTATTTAGAGAATAATAGCAGGAAGGTTTGAACTTTCTTCCAAATAAACTTTTGCTTCTTAATAAATGATGTAATTCTTCCTCGCTAATGCTTTTATAATTTTTCAATTCTCTTAAAGATACATATTTATACTTCATATCTTCCCAATTAGCAAATGTTGTTGCCATTTCAGGAGGCTCTTCATATGATGTTGATATTATTTCATTAGATAATGTTGATGTATTATTAATATTATTAATATTATTACCATATACATATGATAAATATGAAATATAACAAAGTTCATCAGGTGCATAGGTATCTTTGAACCATAATAAGTAATCATCTGCGCCTCTTAATAGTAATTCACTGTGTGGTCTATTAAGAATACACCATTGCGAAGCTTTATTAATATGTATTTTAGGAATATATTTTAGAGCAACTTTGCAATCTGGAAAGCAATCATCTGGATGTGCTATATGAAAATAGGAATGTTTAGTATCAAGTAGATTATATATATAATTGAAGGATTTTAAAGGAATACACGATCCCGATAAAAATATAAAGTGTTTATTATTTGCATCTTTTAATGCCTCCTTAATCAATAAATTTTGAGCTTTCACTATAGAAATATCCGCATATTTAGTAGCTATTGTTTTATTTATTTTGTAATTATTGAAAAATTCTAAATTATCATTTATTTTGTAATGAATATAAATACTATATTTATTTTTGCTTATTCCATTAAAGAAATTAAACCAGATGCTTTCGTGGTTAATTATGTCGTATATTAAAAAGAGAAATGCTATTTTATTCATTCTCAAAGAAGCTTTTATAAATATATTATTAATTCATATATTTATATAGTAAAAATAAGTGTTCACGCTGGGACTTGAACCCAGAATCTTCGCTTCATAAGAGCGACGCCCTAACCGATTAGGCCACGCGAACAAGGTAGCTGGATATTGTTCCCAATTCCACTACATACTATATAATGTAGGTAATCCTTATATCATTTTACATTTTTACACTTTACACTTTACAACCTCTCTTTATTGGATTAATTTTAATAGCATATTCATTGGTGCTCATAGGTTCTAACAAATCGCTGTCTAATCTGTTAGAATATGCGTTAGATTTATCAGGCATCTTTGTAATACTGCAATTATCAAATACGGGTGATGATTGATAAACCATTCCTATGTTTCCGGTATCTCGCGCTGCTATACTATTCTCAAAAGCTTTCTTGCTTGACATTTCAATTTCAGAGGGATCAGAGTTAATATTAATATTTCCGGGATTTGGTGTATATCCGGCGCTCATCATAATACCCTCTCGTGTTCCGTCAATTTCAGCATTTTCATCTGCCGTTCTGTCTGTCTGTCTAAAATCTCTTCCTGAGCCAGCTATCCCGTATTCATTTGTGTCAGATAAGAATTGCTTGTGGGTATTCTTGAGTTCTACATTGGCATTCATATATCCACCGAACAAACCTTCTAATACCCCGCCTAAAAATCCATACTCCGATTTTCCTTTAATAAGAGTCTCTTTTGTTGTTGTTTTGGCGACTAAATCAGGGTTATATAGAGTTACTCTGTAAGTCGTGCCTCCAATATTGCGAATGCTGTCTATTTTGGGCAATGTTTGACGCAGCGTCTTCTTAGCATCATTTTCATCAAACATAATATATCCAACGCCCTTCTCACCCTTAATATTCGCGATATTCGTATCGTGTATCATTGTTTCTTTCATAGTGGTTTTTGCAGTATCATTTAAAGCAGAGTATGTTTCCTTATTACCTGATAAATTCATTAGCTCGCTATCGTGAACTGTAGTTTCTTTCACTGTGGTTTTAGCAGTATCATTTAAAGCTGAATAAGTCTCTTTGTTTCCTGATAAATTGATTAATTCACTGTCTTGTAAAGTGGTTTCTTTCACGGTAGTCTTTGCTGTATCATTTAACGCAGTATAGGTTTCCTTGTTGCCAGATAAATTGATTAGCTCGCTATCGTGTATGGTTGTTTCCTTCACAGTGGTTTTCATAATATGATTGTCGGGGTCATATGTGGTCGCTTTGCTTGGTATTTGGATGCTTGGATTGCCTACAGCCCGCGTAGACTCAACAGTGTATTCTTTCATCGTATATTTAAGAGCATCCATTATAGGCGCTACGATAGCCTTCACAAGAGAGCTAACATTTGATACTACTGTTCGCGTTTCTGTAGTATTGCGCTCATTATCATATATCATAATATTACTTTTTCCGTAATCATTCTCAAAACCTTGTCCTGGGGAGTTTTCGCTATATTTTGCAGCTCCTTTGTAATCCACATGAAATTCTTGGCGAGCGGTAGGTCTTATATTTTGCGCTGGTCTCTCCGCTTCTTTTGTAATTGCCCCTGTAGTTTTTAGCCACATATCTGGGGTTACTTCATAATTTGTGTCCGGTCTATTTTTATCAAATGGTGTTATAATGCTACGCTGAGTAGTTCCTTTAGGGGGCGCTTGAATAGGCAATTCAAAATATGTTTCTTTTTGATTAATTTTACTCCGTAATTCATCTAAGCTACGCGGTTTAGCGTAGTCTGCAGTTTCCATTTGATGAAAGCCGCCAGTGGGAGCTGCATCAAATCCCTTATTAATACCAGGACCTACTCTTATCTTTTCTATTGGGAAAAAATTATTAACACGAGCAGAATTATTTATACGGGACTTAAGAAAATCGTCATTATTTTTCATACTACATACATTTCCCCCAGCGTTCATTTCAGGCTTGAATAAACAAGGTACTTCTTTCTTATTTTGCCAAAACTGATTATTCCCCATTTTAGTATCAAAGACTGATGACATATTTTCTATATTAGTATTTTGCGTCACATTTTTTCTTAAAAAAGGCTTCATATTATTATGTGAAAATTCGCTTTTGTTTATCATTTGACCAGTCAAAGACGAAACAAAGTTGTCAGTGTCATTTGCTCCAGATTCATTTGCTGACTCAATGCGAGCGAACATATCAGCATATGAAGGTTTTGCTACAATACCTGTCTCAAATGGCGTTTTTGCCTTTTCATATAATTTATTGCTTCGCTTCTGCTCGTCTTCCTTGACCTTATCCCAATAACTTGAACTATAGATATTGTTCATAGATGGAATGTCATTGTCATTAGAATATAAATCCATTATTAACCTCTAATGAATAAAGGAAAAAAAATAGTAAATATATTATCTATATCACTCAACACTCAAAGTTATATAAGAAATTATTACTCTATTAATGAAAGTCGCATAGTTAAATATGAGTGTTGAAAGTGTTGCATTAAAATTAAATGAGTTGCATAGCAAATTAAAACTCAATAATGGTAATTTTAGTGAAGAATACCCTGAGCAAGAGATGGCAGTTATGTTTATTGAACCTGAAGATGTTGTTTTAGAATTAGGTGGTAATATTGGGAGAAACTCTTGTATTATTGCGTCTCTCTTAGCGGACAGCGCCAGCTTAGTAGTATTTGAAACAGACCCAAATATTGTACCGTTGCTAAAAGAGAACCGGGATTTAAATGATTTTAAATTTCATATTGAGGATTGTGCGATATCCAAAGCAGAATTATATCAATCAGGGTGGGTTACTAAAACCGCCGATGTAATTAACAGTTATGAGTTAGGGTCTTGGACGAAGGTTAAAAATGCTACTTGGGCGGATGTAAAAAGCAGATACTTTAAACATAAATTTGATACTTTGGTAGCCGATTGCGAAGGAGCGCTTTATTATATACTACGGGATGAGCCTGCCTTTTTAGAAAACTTTAAAAAAATTATAATTGAAAATGACTTTAATGATATGGATCATAAAAACTTTGTAGATAATGAGTTTAGAAGATACGGGTTCAAGCGTGTTTATGCAAAATCGGGTGGTTTTGGTCCGTGCTTCGGGTTTTTTTACGAAGTATGGGAAAAATAATTAATAATTTAGGTAGGTAGTTAGTTATTAGTTTTAGCTATTATTAGTATTATTTTTGCATTTAATTAGAACATTTTACACTGGGATACATAGTTCCATAAGGGTATCCTGGGGCATATGACAAATTATCTTTTGATTTATTTTTCCACTCATCTAAATTTGATATTAATTTAGTGCTATTATCTTTCGGTAAAAATCCCGATTGGTCTTCAGGTAATTCAATGCACGGTACATGGTTATCCTTAGCAACCATTCTATAATTTACGGGAACTCGGTCAAAAGCCTCAATTGCGCGTTCTTGAGGGTCAAAGCATAGCCATTCCCATCTATTAATTCCAGTCTCCTTTAATGTACACGGTGGATTTGAGAGACGTGTATCTTCACGTGGTATAATACAAGAACGAGGCTTGTCTGCTCCCTTGATATTGCACCCCGTTGGTTCATATCTACCTGGTAAATATTCGTCGGCATTACACTTAGTATTCTTGTAATTTAAACCGAGAAGTTCGCTTGAATCATCAACAGCCTTTTTCATACTACAAGTATTTTGCCCATAAGCTTGGTATCTTAGCGCGGGGTCATTTGGTACATCTTGGAAACATTCAACGCAATCGTTATAGGGAGTTTCAAGTTGGTACAAGCCCGGTCCTACAGCTCTTTTCAATTGCTCCTTATAACTGCAACTGTCATAATTCAACCTCGTATCTATATATTGGTTCATATCTAATAAAATAATATATTATTTTATACATAAATAAATAGATATGCTTATATTACCATTATTTGCTACTTATTTACAAACATTGAATGGCCAGCCATATGCGACCGAGAGGTTTCATAATGAATATAACAATGAATATGACAGAAACGGCAATCTTGTTGAATATAATGTTGAAAAATACGATATAATTAGCGCGTTATACCTTCTAATGCGCGGATATAACGCAAACTATTACTATAGATGGGGTATTATGGATAATATTTGCGTAATATTGCTATATATTTTAACATTTATTATATCTGTATTTGCAGCATATCTATCATTTTCCTGCACCTGGAAAGGGATAGTTTCTAATATTGTCGCAAGGTTATTATTCGGGTTTGCTGCATTTATGTTAGGTCCATTTTATTTAGTGTGGTACTTCTTTGTGAATTATTTAGGTAATTTATGCTAAAAACATAAAAATAAATTATTACATCCGGGCTATTCCTAACACACCCTATTTAACTACATTTAACTACATTTAACTACATTTATTATAGTTAATATGAGGAGGCAAAGGAACTTCGCGGTACATTATTGATTGGCACGCGGGAAGATGGAGCATAGTTGTATCAATTGGCGCAGTCTTGTCATTTTTAATTATTCCATCGTTGGTGGGTACATATTGATTTGTCCCGCATTTAGAAATAATCCTGGTCTGTCCTCTTAATTCACTGTCTAAATCTACTAAATTTCCTTGAACATGTGAAACCGCAGTTCCACCGACAAATCCTAATTGGTGTCGGCATTTATTTATGTGTTCGTATCTAAATGGCGAAAGAAGATAGCTTAGTGTACTAACATTATCTTGCAAGTCTTGTTTGTATGAACAAGTATCGTATGTTGTTCTATTAAAACTCATATTATCTTCTATTATATAATATTTTTTTTATTATATAGAAACATTTTTATTACGCCCAACCCAATTACAGTTTTTATTAAACTCTGCGCGATGTATATAGGATCGCGTATCTTCGCCGCCATTTGTCCATACTGGCACAATATGTTTAGGGTCTTGAATATCTTTCATAAAATCCAATAAAGGGATGAAGTTATTCATTTCTTTTTCCATTATTAATTTTTTGCATTGAAAGGGATTCGTATTTGTCCCTTCAATAAGGTTTAACTCATCTCCTATATTTCCAACGCCACATCTAAGGCTCGGTCCTGAAGTGAAAATGCGGTTGTTTAATTGTATTCTGCATTTGTCATTTGTCATACCATCGGGATTATTGCGAAGCGCTGAATAATTATCTATAAGGCAATCGTCCGATAAACCATACCCTGGGCGTCCGCGTAAATTGGGGTGTAGCAAATAACCATCTGTCATTCGCACATTGGGATTTTCGCATTCTACGAAATTATTTGGGAGCAAATTATAGTCAGATATTTTATTGTTATGTAGCTCTTTAGCGGTTTTCCAGCAATCATCAGAACATATACTTGTTGATGATTCAAACATATTATTATTATTCATTATCTATTTGTAAATAATAAATAAAAAAAATATTAATTATCCTTAATATATTGCTTATCGTACTTTTCTAACATTTCGCTTTTTATATCAAACTTTATAGTATCATATCCCTGTATGTATGCTTTGTCCAGCTTGTGATTCTTATATTCGTGGATTTTCCAATCATCATTATTGCTACTTATACCGACTGTTTCATCTATAGTATTATCAATCCTGTATATCTTATTAAAAGATTCCTTCATTTCCTTCATTTCATTCATATCTCTTATTACCTTAATATTACCTACAGTATCCGCATTACTCGCATCGCTTGTATCACTCGCATCGCTTATCTCTCTTGTTTCATCGCTATTCATTACATTCCTCACTTTATAATGCAATAAGTTCTCTTCGCCTTTTTCATTTTTAACATAATCCTTGTATTCTAATTCGCGCGTAGAAATACCTTCACAAGTTTCAATATTATAGGTTATTGATGTTGATTTTTTCATTATATATAATATTTATTTATTATTTATATATTGTAATTGAGTTAATTATATAAATAATTATTAAAGAATGAAACAAAATAGTCAGCGACCAAAAAGTCTTCCTGTAATTTCAAGAAGTTCTCAGCATTTATTTATTAAGCGACCAAAAAGCCTCCCTGAAATTTCAAGAAGTTCTCAGCATTTATTTATTAAGCGACCAAAAAGCCTCCCTGAAATTTCAAAGCGTTCTTTTTCAACACCTAAACCAATAAAACCACCTCTAATATATTCACCATCTAAATCTAAAGAATCTACAAATAGCTCTTTGCATTCATCAGCGATGCATTCTCCGCCACCATCTGCTAAAATAGATGTAATTCATCCTGTTGATTTATCGCAATACGATGCTTTATTACCACAAACACACGCATATCCTTTAAACATAGTAGCAATATATTATATTACATTTGTATATACTATTATTGATAGTTTTTGTATTAATATTGTAGATATATTAAAAAGAATAAATAACACCGACTATATAAAACCTCAGCTGTTTAAAAAAGCTGCGATAGAAAGGTTATTAGATTTGAAACAAAAAATATTTATTGAAATATACAATTACAAGTTGTTAGATGGTTCTATAATAGATATTAGTGGTATTTACACACTTATAGATTTTTTCTTGTTTAAAAAAACTAAAAAGAGAGACATTAAAATATACAACAGTTGGCGATCTTACTTATATAGTGTAAAGAAATGGAAATATGATAGAGTAGAAAGAGAAATGACTAAACTATATAGGGAATTATCTATATATGTAAGAGACACATATACAACAGATGCAGATATTGAAGAATATATGCGTATTTATTTTAATAAAAACAAGGTTCTGCAACATATATTATCAAATATTCAAGGTATAGATATTTCAGTTATTAATAATAAATTAAAATCTCAATTTAAAATGATAGAAGAGTTAATAAATATTCTTAATGATATCTGGGTTGATGAGAAAACTAAAGGAGGGTTCATAAAATTTATTTTAAAAACACAAAAAACTTCTGGTATACAGAGTGGCGGAATGTTAAGTTTTTTACGGTCAAATCGTGTTTTACCTTCTACAGAACATCAACAACCTATGAATATGCGTGCAAAAACTGGAAGAAGCCAGCAAATCATTAAATTATATAAAAGCTTGCGACCACGAGCAAATAGTGTTTTACCTGAACAAATTTTACATCTAAATATGTATAGGCGTGCGCATACGGCTAACTTTCAAAATATATATGATTATCTTTTTCTTCTTAATTCTTATTTATTTGAAGTAGATGATAAAATGACAGAAAGGTCTATGAAACTATTGACAAAATATTATAAAAAATTAATACGAGATTATGAAAAAGAATACAAACATTTATACAAAGACCCGCGTATACAAAAAGAATCAATACGTTCACCAATGTTTTTAATAAATTGGAATAGAGAACAATTTAAAAATTTTGATAAAAAACCAGATACAAAGAAAAGATATAAACAATATAAATTAAAGCAGATACCAACTTTTACTGAAATGAAACAAAAAAATGAAAATTTAATTGCATTAAAATTAAAAAAGCATTCAGATAGGTTAGACTTAGAAAAATTAAAATTAGAAAAACATATTAGGGGACAACATATTAAATTCCGCCTTGAAACTAATATTAAATATATAAAAGATAAAATTGATAGTGTTGAAAAGGATTTAGCTCACTTATTTCCTTAACATAAACTATTATTTGTAGTAAAATTATCCAATACTTTTAGTTGTTTTTTGGTATATTGCTGGAAACAGTCTTTCCTTAATGGTAGCTTATTTTCTAAGAACAATGTATCTTCGTGAACCCAATCATTTAACTCGCGTCTATCCACGATACAAGACTGACCACCCCCGCAAGGACACATACATTTACCTGAGAGCATTATTATATTAATATTAAAATAATATTAAATAATCAATTTTTATTTTTATATATATTATTAGATATGAAACCTAAAGAATTAAAGGAGACATCTAATATAATTAAGTTTCCTATGCGATATTTACCGAAGATGCTTAATAAAAAAGACAATGAAAAACAATTAAAAATGCTTAGAAAATCTCAAGAACAATATAAGAAAGGGCAATATTATACCAGAGAAAAAGTAGCGTCCTTTAAGAATAAGAAGTCAAATCATATAGCAAACGCTCGCAAAATATACAAGATTGAAAACATTACACCTACCAAGGAATTAGCATTAAAAACCGGCTGTAATTTAGAAACACTTAATAAGATTCTTAGGAAGGGCGAAGGTGCTTACTTTTCATCAGGGTCGCGACCTAACCAAACCGCGCAATCTTGGGGGCTTGCGAGATTAGCGAGTGCTCTAACATCTGGAAAAGCGGCAGCAGTTGATTATAAAATAATAAGCGAAGGGTGTGATCATAAGAAGAAGGCTTTTATATTAGCAAATAAAGCGAAGCAAAAATATAGAAATGGACATACATCCTCTAAGAAAGTTGCTATACAGATATAAAATATAAAATATATTCTATTGCAACTCTCTTATTTTTTCAATGCAAACATTTAGCAAACACTTGTCAAATAATGCATTTCTATCTTCGTCTTTACTACAAACATTATTATATACTTCAATATTATTGTTAGAATTATTATCAGTAATACCTATAGTATCTTTATCAAAACACTTAGTGCATCCTAATATTACTATAATTTTGTATTTAAGGCGCGGATATTTGCTGAGTAATACGCTATCTAAACTTTTGGCATCTTCGTAATCATCTTTAATATTACTATATTTACCATTTTGCTCTTCGTGATGATAGCACATATGACCCTTTCTAATAAAAAGAATATACTCTCCTGTCTTCTCGCATTCTTCAAATATATTAGTCAATCTCTTGCATCTCCTAAAATACTTTTCTCTATCCGCAGTAATAGCATTGCTATTTTCAATGTTTTCAAAGTCGTGATGAAAATAAATGTCCTTATCATTAATTCTTTCCTTGCTCAATGGCTCTGTGAATCTCTCAAAATTACAATCAATACATTTAGATACGCCATTATATGAAACATTCCAATCAAATGGGAGCGACACTTTTCGCAAATTATATTTATTTAAAAAATTTGCTACATCACAATCAATCCCAATAGATACAAAAATCATTTTAGAATATAATATATATCAAATAATATATATTTATATCATTTTACAAAAATAAAAAAACCATTATAAATGCGTTGAACGCCTAATGTCATTAAATATGTTATCATAACAAGTTAGACCATTCTCTTTACAAGATGGCCCGTTATTATATAGCCAATCACCTAATTTATCCTGTTCATTAGGTATGGTTGTAGAGGGCATTGTATAAAATTGACGCGGTAATAGCGATTTATTATATAGGTCGTCAGTCTCGCGAAATACATTTTCGTTAAAATACTCATTCATATTTTTGTTTATTTTGGAGTTTTCAATAGAACACGCTGAAAACATATTATTATTTTCGTCGTATTTGCTATCTAATATATTAGGGTTCATAAATGGATTAGACTTTGTTGGTTTAATACACTTTTTATTATCTATAATATCCAGATTATTTTCATTTAAATACTTTTCTATCTTCTTGGTTTTTTCATATTGGTAATTATATATAATTATAGAAATTATCATAATTATTAATACAAATAAAATGTATTTTGAATCATTAAAAACTAAGGTGAAAATAATTCCTAAAAATAACAATCCCCTTATTATTGCATTAAGCTTGTCTTCAAATGTCATATTAATATCAGGAATTAATATCGGTATTGTTAATATATTTAAATTATCTAACCAAAACATTATTTTTTGTTCTTATCCTAATATCTATATTATTTTTTAATTACTATCTATATTATTTATTCGTCAGCCTCATTTATTATTCGTCAGCCTCATTTATTATTCGTCAGCCTCATTTATTATTCGTCAGCCTCATTTATTATTCGTCAGCCTCTCTTCTTTTAGCGAGCTTTGATTTAAGCTTATTTACAGTCGCAAGCTTTTTTAGCGCCGGTTTATTTACAGCCTGCCGAGAACCTCCTTTCTGTCCCTGGTTCATATTACCCATCATATTCTTGAACATATCCATACCTTCCTTGTTATTCATCATAGTATTCATCATATTCATCATAGATGACATATCAGGTTGGCCACCGCCGCTACCGCTACCTCCAGTATTTTTAGAAGTACCTTGACCCTGTCCTTGATTAGCATTGCCAAATATACCACCAGGCATTGCTGATGCAAACTTAATAGCATCTTGGAGAAGGTTCTCTTGCTTTAATTCACCAGTTGAGATTTTATTAGCCATCTTTCTGCTAACATTAGAAATAAGTTCGCTAAAGCCGCTATCAGGATCTCCAATAGCCTTTAGAATATCGCCATTATCCCCAATGGATTTTTGTAGTTTTTCAACATCAACATCTTGTAAAATTTCCTTAGCAAGTTTCCCAAGCATAGTATCTTCCATTTGCGACATATCAATGCCACTGGTTTCCTTGCTCTTCTTTGTTTTCAGTTCGTTCAATCGCGCAATAACCTTTTGGTGAAGTTCATTAGTTATAGCATCAAGACTGATTTCATTCTTAGTATCCTGCAGGACAGATAAATACAGCTTGACATCATCGTCACTCAATTCATTCATAAACAGATAGAATACAGAGAAAAAATGATGACATAGATAATCATCATTTACCAGTTTTCTAATAGCAGATACTGAAATATTTTTATATATACATACATCTTTCACATCATCCGCAAGAAACCAATCATTAGACGAGTTGATATCATCTATATTAGTATAAGATGTCCAAAAATCTTCAGGGATAGATTTAACATAGATAATATATTCGTCAGACGATTTGTCAAGAGTAATATAATTATCCTTAATTACTTTCATTATACCCTTTCCAAACGCGTGATCTTCATCGCCTTTATCGTTCTCTCTCATCGCTTTAGCAGATGACTTGATTCGCTTTATTAAATCAATATAATATTGATTAAATATAAATTGATTTGACATTCCGTTTTTAATACCGTTATAAAAATATATTATGATAATTCCTTATATATATTTTAGAATTTTTGAGAATCTCTAAACTTTATCAAATCTTCCATTGACTGATTTATTTTTTCACCCTTAGATGACAACTGTGTGTCATCTCCAGTAATATTCTTGATACCATCTGTTATATTATTATCATTTGTTATAAAATCCCAATTATAATTTTTATCATTTAATTCTTTTGTTTCATCTTCTATTATAGAGAATTTGTCAGAGAATGATGCAGTATTTAATGTGAATGCAAGAGGTTCGCTTTCTTCGCTATTTGCATTACTGCCATTACTGCCGTTACTCCCATTTCCTCCGTTATTAGTATTGTTTAAAGGAATTACATCATTATCTCCTGAAACACTGCCAGCTGTCTTGTCCATTCGCGTATTTTGGCTACTGCAAAGAATACCTCTGCCTGGAAGCAATAAATGATCAAAAACCGCTTTGCCAAATAATAATTCTTTGCTCGGCAATATCATAAATGCCGGAACAGAATGAATCTTACTTTCAATATTCATATTTTTATTACGCAAATCGTCAATAGAAACAAGCTTTATTACTTTCTCTTTATCATATCTTTTAATGTGTTCTAATAACATTTTACAATGATTACAATAAACACTAAAAAATAATATCATTTACACATATATTTATAAAAATAAATTTTCTTTATATACTAATATTCTTTTTAATCTTCAATGATATCTCTTATTTACAGAGATGTTATTGGATTTGCTAATAATTTTTTATTCTACTTTTTCAAATATACACCAGCGATTGAATGAACTAAACCGTTTAAGATCCTTGTTTTCATCTTTGTCCAGTTCTATAATGGCTTTGTGAAGATTTTCTTTGGTTTCCTTTAATTCATCTAAATTGCTCTTAAATCTATTAAATGTATCTGTGAACATTTCGCTTTCCTTAATATTTAACCCAAAGTCTTTGCATTTTTCTATTAAAAACTTATAAGATACAACATATTCTGGGATTAACTTGTTGGTTGTCTCAATAAACACATTTATCTTCTTATTAAACGCTGATATCTCATTCTTATCATAGCATCTTAATATCGCCCATATAGGCTCGCCTCTATCTTCTTTGCGCATTGATAGTTTTTTAAAACCCTCAATTTTATCCCCGCCATTATTTTCAATATCTGTTTCAATCTTTTCACCATCCATAAAGGTACAGAAGAAAACGCCCCCATTATTTAATAGCTGGCTAACATTTAACAAAAATCCGTCAAGCATATCCTCGTTTTTAAAGAAATAATGAATACCAAACATACACGAGCATACATCAAAACCATTTGCACCGCGCCCTACAATTTTATTAAATTGCGTTTCATTCTTTTTGTTTCCTTTGCCAAATACCATTTTTAATACATTGTAGCTTTCCTTATCATCTATAGCAGCATCATCATTAATAGCGCATTCGCCAGTAATTATTGATTTAGCACAATCACCCACTGCGAATACCATATCAGGAAATAGCATATTATTATTATTTTTCATATTAATAAAGAACCTCTTCCTCTCCCGCAGTAATCTCGCGTAAGCACCGTGATTTGGGCTATATATATTATTTTTAACTAAATCAACTCCTAATACAAACTTGTACTCATTCTTTATCCAGCGATTAAGGTCTCCACCCTGACCGCACGCCAATTCTACAATAGACCCTTTCTTCGGTGGCTTAGAATAAAGGAGATCTTTTATTCCGTGATTGTGGAAAACCAACATTTGATGTGATAAACGCGCTTCATTTTGGATAGTTCGCGAATAGTAAATATCATTAGAACTTAATTCGGTTACATCCATATTATTAACAATACGCTCATTTCCTATAATATTATTTTGAGATATAGGATTATGTATTGATCTCCAAATATTACAAGCAACGCTAAAATCATTTAGTGTTTTTGACAAAGTCCCTTGTCTATATATACGCGTCTTGTCTTCTCGTACCCTCATTGGTTTCCAACGCATTGAAGGATTTGCTTCGCTACTATCATAATTAAACTCCACGATAATCTCATCATCTATTTTATCACCATTATCGCATCTAATCTCTTTATTCGCTTGCAATTTAATTAATGAACGCTCAATTCCTTTTTCATAGTAATATTCAGGCATAAATAAGCGGCACACATATTTTTCTCTCTCCTTTATCTCATTTTTATATTGATTAAACTTATAAATATAATTAAATACATCCTTCATATTATAGTTTTCTATTTGCGATGCATTATACCCCACATATAATTTAAACTCAACATAACTAACCGTATCAATTGTAATAACTTCGCCTTTCTTCACTAAAAAGTCAATGCTGTTTTGCTCTGGCGGTTTCCATTTCAATACTTTGTCCCACCCGAGTTTTTCAGTAAGAGGTTCAGGTTTACTCGCATAATTAGAATATACCGCAAGTTTAGCCGGAGTAAATATTAGCCCGTCAATTTCATATGGATATACTATATTTGTTAAAATGTTTTTACAATCATTTAAGATGTCTTTAGAATATAAATGCTCCTTTACAATATAATCAATCGCAAATTCGCTCTTGCTTTTCAATAGCTTCTCAGTTTTCATTAAGTAATTATATCTACATTGCGAGCCCTCGCTTAAACTTCCTGATTTATCAGGTTTATCGGTATTACTTGCGATTAAAGGAAGCTGCGTTATTTTCTTTCCGTTGTAATAATATATGTCAAAAGATGCGTATAGTCCTACAGAAGAATTGTCCCTACGCTTATTACAGGTTATATATTCGCCATCAATAAGGGTATTATATAATTCACTGGGGCTTTTAAGACCTGTGTCAATAACTTGATGCGAATTATTAATTAAATATACGCAACCTGTGTTATTTATATACATTAAAAGGCGCTCGCCATCGGCTTTCTCGGTTACTGTATATTCTGTTAAAATGCTTGTGAAACCATAGCCGTGTTCGTAATCGCTTGGATTAAGCATATTCATTCTCTCAAGTGTAAAAGGTTTTGGTGTTAATAGAGGCGGTTTCTTTTCATCGTATCTCCTCGTGTAAATATCGCTTTTAACAAGCTGTCCATATTCCTTTATGACGTCAAGCTGCTGACTTTTAGAAATTATAAAGCTGTTTAAATGCAATGCTTGCTCCATTTTTATAATTGCTGGTAATATATTATCATTCTCAGTATTTGTTATATCTATATAAAACTCATATTGTTGTGTTTTCTTAATAATTTTTGATTTATTCAGTGCTGTGTGATACTCTTTGTCTGTCGCTTCATAATAATCGCGGTCGTGCCCTTTGCATATATTTACTATGTATTTGATATTAGTCTTTTTATCGGTATAAGTAATAAATTTGTTGATTTTAAAGTATTTCCTCATATTATCCCAGTTAACTACCGGATTCCTTTCAGTGTCAATCTTTGACTTTTTAATATTTAAAAAGGTTAGGCTTGAATCAAACAACGTGTTAACATTGTTTTTAGACATTAAGCTGTGGTTATACCAAGTAATATAATTGTCATCGTGTTTATAATTTTTATTATTGCAATAATTTATTATTTTCTTCGCACTTTTAATAGTTAATAAATAATCATTGGAATATGCATGCAATACTTGTGGCTCGTTTTCTTCTTCATAGCCTTCTGTTTTCATTATGTTTACAAAGTTATAATAGTTATCTTCGGACCATAAATCAGCGCCCTCTACTTTAATAATATTTTCAATGTTTTCCTCTCCGTTCATTGATATATTATCTATAATTGTGAAGATAGTATCGTCTTTTGATATTTCCATATTATATATTATTATCTAATAAATATAGATATTATAGATTTATATATCATTTTTTATATAAATAAAAAAAATGATATATTCATATAGATAAATTACATTATTAAAATGTCAAAAATGTTTATGCCTATCAAATTTAATACTACAATAATATT